TCTATTAGTTCAGCACCATATAGTCGTAACATTTGTTTTCTTTCCTCACTCATATTCGATGGCATAACAATCACACATTTAATACCATACATCGCACAGAACATAGCAAAAGAAATCCCTGCGTTTCCTGATGTTGCCTCCACAAGTGTACCCCCACTTTTTAATAAGTCATTCTCCATCGCCCTTTTTATAATATTACTCATAGGTCTGTCCTTAATGGAACCCGATGGATTCATAAACTCCGCCTTTCCCCATATTCTTACTCCGTCAATATCTAAGGGCAACAAGGGAGTCTTTCCCACCATTAATTTGTTCTGCATATTCAAATTATAAAATGAAAATATAGTAATGGGGAATTAGTGAGTAAATAAAAACCCCCACTTTTGGTGAGGGTTCTATTGTCTCCTTATTTTTCACTAAGTTTTTTCTTCTTATAGAAATTTGAAATGTTTTCTTTAAATCCTGTTCTTACCACCACTCTATATGCTTCAGGTTCTGATTTAGAAAATTCAGACATATTCTTGTATTTTGATGCAGATACAATCAATGTCTTCTCATCCCATTTTTTTTCGTTTTTAATCTTATCATGAAATTTGATATGAAGTCTTGCTTGGAATGTAAGACTAACAATCATAGACTCCATCAAAACTTTACTCATTGAAGTGTGAATAAAAATACTTGGTAGAATCTCTTTGATAGCAGACTTTTTGTTTCTGTACGACTCTTTGAAGTTATTTAAATTTGTTTTTAGAGTTTCCCCGAATCCATTTATAATGTCTTCCATAAACTCTTCACCATACATACCTGAAAGTAAGTCTGTGGCGTACTTAACATAGTTTTTTGTTAAATCCCCCTCGTTGTATGAAACTTTGATTTGGTCAGTGTTGCCGAGAATATCAGACAACGCATAATTGGTAATCTCAAATGAATCTTCACCGATATTCATCTGAACTTTTTCGATTAGTTGTACTAAATTTTTTGTCATACTATAATGTTTTTTGATAACATATAAAATTATTATATTATGTAAAGTTTTTCGGTAAATTATTTTTGGTTTTTTATAAAAACATCCCCCTTAAATAGAAAAAATAGATGTCAAAAATCTATACCTGGTCCGAAAGTTCTTGTGTCTATAATTTCATTAACCTGAACAAATGAACTTGGAAGGAGTTTTTGTATATGATAATTTATTTCGGACATAACATTATCAAAATCTCTTCTTTGACTATTAACAAAAATATTTACATAGATGACCGGTCGTGTAAAGTTAACGAATCGGTCTATTTCTATTTTTTCAATAGATTGAATTTCATCAAGTCCATCCATTTCACCAAGACCCCAATTTTCAGAATCTTCTCTTATTTGTTCTATGGTGTTATTAATCTTTTTTTGTAGAAAATCAACAATCTTGGATTCATTGATAACCCCCATCACCTCTTGGATTCTTGATATTTGTTCCTGTAGATTCATTTAATAATAAATACCCTTATAAATGAAAAACCCCCACTTTTGGTGAGAGTGCTCTATTAATACCCCCCAAACTTTTTATTGTAATTTAAATAAATCATTTCTTGTTAGGTCAGGATAATCTTCTACTGTATCTTCATTATCCTTTGGCATTGATGACATTAACCACAATCCTTCCGCGGCATCAGGTGGTGTCATGTACATATTCCATCCCATAAACCTTATATTATCTTGGGTATATGGTATTTCATCCCTACCTTCGTGTCTTGCTTTCTTAAACCATTGGTACGCTTCTTCATTATCAGTTAGAATCATTCCACCCTTTCTCATTTTTAATATCTTCTTGGGATGAAACGATAAACACATGAATGCGTTTGGTATGTACATATTTGAAGTGAATCTTCTTGCGGAATCATAAATCGGATATGGTTTTAATTGATACAACCCTTTCCATTCCACATCATCAAAAGATAGTTTACCCCCTGATGCCATTACAGCTTGTGGAACCGATAAGTAAGTCTTCTTAGGTATTGTAACATTTTCTACATTCAAATATGTACAACATAAAAATAATGCATCAGTGCAATTATCTAATGCTACAGCATACGGAGCTCCTGTATATTCGGCAATCTCCTCCTCAAACATTTGTACTATCTTATATGGATTGTGTTTCATTGTCTCTAATTATTTTACATGGATTACCGTAAGCAATTACGTTATCAGGAATGTCTTTTGTTACAACCGAACCCGCCCCTATTATGGAATTCTTTCCTATCTTTACCCCGTCAATTATATTTGCCCCCATTCCTATTGTGGTTCCTTCCCCTATTATTACGTTACCTGCTATGTTTACACCTGGGTTAATTGAGGTGTAATTTTCTATTGTCGTGTGATGACCTATTGATACGTTTCTGTTTATAGTCACGTAATTTCCTATTATAGTATGAGCCGCTATGCTTACTAGTGAGTTAATCAGTATTCCCCTACCTAAAATAACTGTGTCACTCTTACTTAATGTTGAATGAATAACATTAGTGGCTTTGTTGATATCTAAGTTATATCTGTTTACCAAAGTTTTTTTTATTGATGGTTTGTAAACACCCAAACAAAATTGTGGATATTGATTTACATCAAGTTCAGTGAACATATTGATATTGAAACTTGGGTGGGATATTTTATTTAATATCTCTAAATTAAGATTATTGAACACATCTACTTCTCCAAATATTGCATTGGAAGTTAAATTATCAAATATCATCGTGAGAATATTATCACCTTTCCCTACTATCAATAAGTTTGTTTCCATATCCATTTTCTCTTAGTTCTTTTGATGACACACACTCCATTTCCAATTCATCCATTATTCGATATGCTCGCTTGAGAAGTTCTATGTTGGTAGCCTTTATCTTACCTTTGTAATATAAATTATCTTCCAAACCAATTCTTATCCCATCAAACTCTAATAAACCAATTATATTGCTTTTTAATTGGTGATTTCCAATCCCACCTATACAAGTTGTAACATTATGTGGTATAGCGCTTTTTATTGCCGCTAATGAGTTTAAATCACTTTGTGCATTATAGATATTACCCAAAATTACATTCATGTAAAATGGTGGCTTTAGTATGTTTTTTGAAATTAAGTATTTGGTGTAATTGACCATTCCGGAATCAAAACATTCAATTTCTGGTTGCACACCATATTCCCCCATTTTGGAAATTAAATTCAATATCATCTCAGGTTGATTTGTTGATGTTCCACTTGGGAAGTTAAGTGATGACATCGTTAATGAACCCATATCTGGCAAGCATTCCAATACTTCCGTTCTCTGACTGAGCTCAGGGAAATTCCTTCCCGTTAATGAAGCGCAAACCAAAAGCTCTGGACAGTATTTTCTTATCCCCTGAATAATCTGTCCGTAAATTTCTTTCTTGTATGTATTCGAAAAAGTTTCAGGGTCTCTGGCGTGTATGTGCGTTATACTTATACCAATCTCATAAGCTTGGTGCACTTCCTCAATTATCTCGTTGAGTTCAAGTGGTGCTAAAGAATTTTCTTTAGTGGGTTGCGTTCCAGTTGGAGTAAAATTAATTATCTTTTTCATCTGCTTTTGCTAAATGCATTTTGTTTGAAAGTTTCGAGTTCTTCTTTGTTATTTACCCGAAATTCGTAAATCATGGAGTTGTTTTGAAAAACCATTATGCTTTTGAAATCATCTATATCACACAATGTTCTTATGTGCCAATGGTGGGGTGGAACGATGATATTCTGAGTAAAATTCTCGTTGGTAATAACCATAACTTTTTCATTGTCACCCCATATGTTTCTGATGAAAAACTCAACCTTTTCTTTGAATGGATTATAAAACATTGTAAAATGTTTTTTTCTGTCTGAAACCTCTACCCCTGAAAGTTTTGTTTTGGTTGTTTTACTTTCTAAGAATTTGACATTGAAATCTTTGAATATGTGTTTTGTATAATTTTCTAATGGAACGCACGGGAGATTTAACATGGTATTGTTCATATGCTCCTTATCATAATTTTGGAAAGTGTCGGGTAAATTCGAAACATTAAATGATTTAAAACACCCTAATAAAAAACCATTTTTTGTACCATCACTTGTGTAAAAAACCGCATCATTATTTTGGAGATGTTCATTGTGTTCTTCAAATATTTTTTTATCCAATACTTGAGTGTCATATTCCAAATGGTGTAATCTTTCATACCCGAAGTTCTTTGCAATTTTTGAGCCCATTGAAAACATTCGGTAAATTGCAAATCCGTAAAAGTTTTTTGTTCTGTACTTAGACCATATTTCGAAGTCATCCGCTATAAAATACTCAAAACTCCTTAAATTTGGGTCCTCACTCACATCATTTAGATGGTCGTAAAAATAATACTGACATAGTTTTTGAATTCTAAGTGGTGTGTGACTGTGATTGATAAGCAAAATATCAAAACCAGTTTCTTTAACCGACAAAATTGTCTTTTCTAAAATCTCCTCATACTGAGGAGTTGGAGTAAAAGCTGTAATTAAGATTAAATCTTTCATCAAGTATGTACGTAATAAAAAAATCTAATTGAAAACAACCCTTTCGTAAACCATTGCAAAATAACAAACCCTCACTTTTGGTGAGGGTTCTTTTTTTACTATTTGTTAAACGTGAGTGTTATATTACCCCCACTTTCAAATTCGTTCCACTGTAAGAGAGTTTCTCCACCGTTTGATGTCTGAGTCCATGTCTTACCGTTTGCGTCAGCCACCATCTCTATAGATTGGTCACCGTCCGCCATCCATCCGCGGTCTACATATACTCCCGCCTCAGGACCGAATGAAAGGTTACCTTGCATATACCATACATTCTCTTGTACCCAAAACAAAAGACTCTTGGTATTGTGTACCTCAGTTGATGACCAACTGAATGTTGAGTTAGGTACCATCGTTGTATTACCAGGTCCTACTCCATCTATAGTCAGGTTGTATCCTGTATTATTATTGATTGTAATGTTTGCTTGCCACATAAGTTTTTCCCTATAAATATTTACCCCCACTTTTATGTCTGACCTAATTACACTCTGTTGTAATCATCTTGTAATCTAACGATATCATCTTCTCCGAAGTATTCTCCCGTTTGAGTTTCAATGAACACCAAGGGATTGTTTTGTTTATTTTCTACTCTGTGGTGTGTACCCCTCGAGATTTGTATGTAATCATTCTTCTGAAGTTCATATACCTCTTCGTTTATGGTTACCGTAGCAACCCCCTCTTTTACTCTCCAAAACTCGTCTCTTTTGAAATGATATTGAAGTGATAATCTTCCTCCTGAATTTACAGTTATTCTCTTTAACTTACAATCCTCCCCATCGTGGAGAACTTCATAGTATCCCCATGGTCTTTCTTCTTTCATAAAATGTTAATTTATATCTTAAAGAATTATTAACCTCTCTTTAAAATCGTAAATCCATTATTATGTGTAAACCTCTCGGCTATTGACCAATGTGGATTGTCCAGCAAAAACTCCTCTACCGCCTTCCATATACCAATACCCTGTGGTTGCCAATCATCACCCCAATCCAAATAAGAATCTTCATCATAAGATTCGTAAGATGTTGTATCATGCAATACAATGTATTTCGAAACCTTATCAGCATGCAGGTCCAATTCCGCTTTTAATTGTTTGTATGCGTGCCAAGTGTCAATAAAAAGGAGTTCCGTGGGTTCAATCTCCACCTGTAAAACATTCGCCAATGTGAAACTAAAATTGGTACCAAGGGCTTTGGCAGTATCCGCCAAATCCTCTAATGAACCCCCCAAATTGTCAGGATGCTGAATATCATAACATATCAAATGCTCAGGTTTGGTGTACAACCACCCCCATGTCGATACAATATTTCTAACACCCATCTCCGTGATGTGTTTGCATTCGCTACCATAATTGATTATCGCATCGAAATGTTCATTAATGTCTGAGGGTGTAGACTTAAGCTCTTGAACCTTATGGTATATGTCGACAACCATATTTTTTTTAAATTAATTCGATTGTGTTAATTTTATCTCCTTGAGCGATTTGGTCGATGATATCTAAACCCTCCACTACTTTACCGAAACAAGTGTGGTTACCATCCAAATGTTGTGTAACCTGACGGTTATGACAAATGAAAAACTGTGAACCTCCTGTGTTTCTTCCAGCGTGAGCCATTGACAATACTCCCTTATCATGGAACTGATTCGGAGCTGTTACCTCACATTGAATATTGTATCCAGGCCCTCCTCTTCCTGTTCCCTCAGGACATCCACCTTGAATCATGAAGTTTGGAATCACTCGGTGGAAATTGAGTCCGTTGTAGAACCCTTTATTAATTAAATCAAGAAAGTTCTTGACGGTGATGGGAGTCGCCTCATCGTATAATTCAGCAATCATGTCTCCCTTGACAGTGGAAATTTTAACTCTACTCATATTCTTTTTTTTAAAGTATAAACAAACTATTAATCACAGACAACCCCTTCTTCAAAATACACTCTTTTGTTCACCCCCACCATTTGTTTGTACCATCTACCTTCACCATCCATCCAAATGTATGGGTCATCAGGGTTTTCAGGCCATCCTTGTGCTGAGTAGTACCCATAGTCTTTACGAAGTAAGTTTGCCCTGTGAGACGAATGGAACTCTTCGTTACCGAGCCAATGTGGTAAAACAAAATCCCCAAGGATTGGTTCGTACTCCATTGTATTCTTGAACCCACGGTCCTTCCACTCATCAATACAATCGTTGTAGTACATCTTCAGAGCATTGACGTAATCTCTCCACATAACCGAACAAGGATGTGATACCCACCCCTTATATGGATTACCGTCTTTACGTGGACGTTGAGTAATGGCAGAGATAATCTGATAAGCTTCGACTCGTTGTTTGCCGAGTCGTTTGTTATCCAAAGCCCTTAAAGATAACCTAAAATCAGAATACGGGAGAAAGGTCTGCATTTTTGGTGAGTTTCTTGTATGTTAAAAAACCTTCAATATCACGGATAATTTGATTGAGAATCTCGTAACGTTTGTAACCACGAACAATACTTCCCGTGGCGAAATACAACATACCATTCTTCTCTTTTAAATGAACAATCACTCCATTTGAGAGAACAATCTTCTTCTTAGTACGTTTGACACAAACAACCTTGGTGTCTACAGAAGTCTTGTATCCTTTACCTTCTTTGAGGTGGTAAAGGAAAATGTGGGCTTTGGTGTACATATCCATAAGACAAATGTACAACAAAAATTTGATTTAGAACAAAAATTCTATCTTAATCCCAATTTTCTTAAGAAACTTTTCCAATTCTCTCGACGTCTTCTCATCCTCACAAGTCTAGCTCTTGCGCTCCCTCCTTGACAACCGGTTGCTTTGGAGGCAATTCTACCATATCTTCTGCGTCGTCCTCCACCTGAGCCACCTCTGTTATTTCCCAATGAGTTGATGATTTTACTTAAAATACTAATTGCCAACAGTCCCAAAACACCATGGACAGCTGCGGTAGGAACTTCCACCCCACCGATGTTTGTTACCCTTTCGAAGTATGGTGTAGATTGTTCTTTAATATTTCTAAGAGATATAATTTTCTTTAACTCATCTCTTAATTGGTCAGGGCTCATCTGTGATAAATTACTCAAAACCCGAGATAATAAACTTTTGTTTTTCGGGTCTTGAACTTGAGCGAGAATCTCTTCATCAGGTATTTCCCCACCTAAATCTTCGACATCAACTTCTACCACTCCGCTTAGTAGGTCGTTGAGTTCATCGAGTTCATCTTGAAGACAAACATCGGTGTCTTGTTCATTCAACAATTTATTGTATTGAGATTCAGAAATAATGTATTTCATAGTTTTTTTGTTTGATAATTATTATTCTTTCTTTTCGTCTTTTTTCATCATGATTCTCTCGATTGAAGTGAGCCCTAAAAGTGAACCAACCAAAAACGCGAGAGTTGTATACATGTATTCAGGTGTTGTGCCATTCTTAATGGTTGAAATATAAGTCAAAATAATAAGATTTAACAAGGTAACAATCCCTGAAAATCTTTTTGATGAAACGGCAGTCCCTTCACTCAAAAGTTGATTAAAGAATTGTCTTAATCTCTCCATAGTTATTGGTATTTATCAATAAATATTTTTCTAAAGGTATTTATTTAATATGAAATATATTATATCCGAATCTCAACACAAAAGACTTCGAGAATTCTATAACGATGAAGAAGAAAATAACGTTTTAGGGAATCCGAGTGATGATACTTTGATGGTTGCCGATTTTCTTTTAAGATACGATTTGGTTGACCCAAGAAGTTTATTGATAATGGATGATGAAATTCAAGTATTTGGTTTTGAAGGGCAAGAATTCCCTTACTTCAATGACAACTACGTTTCATTTCATGTTTCTAACAACAGAGGAAATATTGATATTGAAGTAGAATTCCCAAGATATGAAAACGAGGAACTCGGAGGACTCGATGAGGTTATTCAATACATTAATCAAATCGCCGAGAACTACTCTATCTTTAATTGGATTATGGATTAACAAAATATTTATGATTATGAGAACTATTGTCATAACTGAATCCCAACTGAAAAAACTGATGGAAGATTCCTCTGAAATGAACTATCCCAAAGTGGAGGACCGATTCAATACATTTCTGACAAGACTTTCCAAGGGCGAATTGGAAAACGCATTCTACACTTTGAGGAATCATCCAATGATGGGTAAAGTAATCAATGTTTACGTAACAGTTAATTGGGATGAAATAAGACCTTCTGACTACGATTACATTGAAGAATACTTAGAAAGAAAGTATTCAAAGTACATAAGGGAGTTTCTTGACATTCCAACACACAGAGTTTTATTTGAAGTAAATTAAAAAAATGGCAAAATCACGTAAATCTTTACCAAAACCGACTAACAAAAAAACGGTAAACGAAAGAAACAAGAAACAAGTTTTGAATCTTGAGGTTATCAATCGTTTGATGAAGGAAGTTAAAGGTTAATTTTCACCCTTTTTTCGGGGTCTTTCCACCATCCTATTTTTTTACTGAGTTGTTCTAAGCATTCGGTGATATTGCCCTTGTAATGTAACACTTGTCTACCGTCAACTTTCATCCAACAACTTGTATCAAATTCATTTTTTCGTTTCTCTAAACGGATGTTGAGTCCTTCTCCTTTAATTTCGACCAACATTAGTTCTGAATCTGTCAAATATCTTGATTCGAACTTGGGTAGTTGTTCACTAACCGACCAACTAAAAGACCTCTGAACAATATCAAAGTTTTCCATAACCAAAATATAATCACTGAAAATTGATTTTGAATAGGTTGAAGACAAAAAAATTTATAATTATATTTGGGATATGAATAGATGGTCTGAATTTTTTGTTTTATTGGCAATCGGGATATTCCTATTGATTGGTGCCAGTAAATTACGTATAGAGGAAGGTGAACTCCCTGAAAGGATTGTCGAGTCAGACCCTTATGAAAATTTAGAAGACAAACCAACCTATGAGGAAGAAGTTCTTCGTGAGTATCATGTTGTGGTGGGTTCATTCACGGACGAGTTGAACGCTCAAAATTACATTAAAGAACTCGAACTCATGGGTTATGAAGGTAAAATCCTTGTCTCAGACGACTTTCTCTACCGAGTTAGTATCTTTTCTTCAGACGTAAGAGAAGATTGTTCTCAGTTTAAGGAAGATGGTCCTATTGAGTTGAGAATGTGGATTCTCTATGAACCCTTAGGAATTGATTAGTTCATTTTGTCTAAGAATCACAAGTCTTCCGAGTTCCATGCTTAAATCCATAAACGCGCGAAAGTCTTTATTTCTAAGCTCAGTCAAGGAACTATGATTATCAAAGTAACGAACAAGTCTTTCCGCCGAGTTAAGTTGTTGTTGGGTCTCACAAGACAAGATAACTTTCTTTACCCATTTGTGGATGTCTCCGTAGTGAACAATCTTTTCCATAACTTTTTTTTCAAAGGTAAGACAAAAACATAATCCTGTCAAAATATTTATCAACATGATAAAATTGAATGTTCAAGTTGGAGACACCATCCTGATGGGTAGGTTCAAAAACAAAAAGGTAGTTGTGAAAACTATAACGTACGATGATTGGGGAATGCCTTTAGTAAATGGTAAACCAATCTGTACTTTCAGGGTTTTACCAAAAAAAGAGGATGTTGGTTGTGGATGTGATAATTGTACCTGTGGGTATAAAGAAAGTTAAGGAATGTCCTTAAAAGGAGCACCTCCCCAAAATATTCTTATGAAACCCAAAGAAAGATTGTGATGTTGTCCATCATACCAAAAGTGGTCGTAGTTTGGTTTCCAAAAACCGAATTCGAAAATTAAATAATCTAATTTGGTAAGGCGAGATAACCACTGATTATGTCCACCCTTTTTATCGGTTTCACCATTAAATACAGAAAGGTTTCTTTTAAAATATTTCATTTTCTTAAATGTACAACAAAACTTAAGATTCTGAAATATATTTTCTAACTAACAACTGTAAAAGTTCCTCCGCAGCTTCAATTGCGACATCTTCACCATATTCTTTAGCAATCTCATCAAATTTAGGAAGGAACTTCTGACTGAGAATATCAATTTTTCTATCCCTACTCGATTTCTTTTTATCTTGAACCATGTTGAATCCGAAAGACTGAGGTAATCCTTTTTCTTCGGAAATTATTTTCTCGAATATTTTTTCCAAATCCTTTTCGGTGAGTTTGACAACTTTCATAATTATAAATATATTAACATAAACAATTAGTCGTGTAAAAATGGGTGTCAACGATAGTTTAGAGGTGTTTTTGGATATACTGATGAGAAAGTATCCTGAACTTAAGTCTTCAAGAAGTTACTTTTGGGAAACCTTCGATTCTTCGGGACTCGTTTCAATTGAAATCCATTCTCTGAGGTATGGTGTCGCATTGTCTTTACCAAATGGTATAATCTTTTCACCCAAGGTGATGAACACATCACTACCGAGTTTATTGTTCGCACTTTTCCATGAGGTTGCCCATCAATACCAATTCAAAAAATATGGTACGAAAAAAATGATGGCAATACATACAAAAGAATTTTCAGTCTCAGAAGGTTTGTCATTTCTAAGACAGATGGAAGTTACCGCTGACCGATATGCGGAACAAAAGTTACACCAAATGAAAAAATTGGGTCTTATGTCCCCAAACGAAATCATCCCCAAAGGATTTTATAAATCACTCGGGGATGAACACTATTTCAAGATTTATGAAATGACAAAAAATTTATTATCCGAAGAAAACACTAAGGACCCTGAAAGAATTTCACAAATTCTCTACGATAAGTTGAAAACTTAATTAATGTTTACAGACAATCTTGTGTTCCTCCCAACCTTTTTCAGGTTTTTTGTTTGGGAAGTGATAACATTTCCATTCCTTTGAGTTCTTGAAAAAAATGTGCTTTGTAAACCCGTCAGGTACAGTTGCGTTAGTTGGAAGTACTATTGAAGTCTTATCATAGTTTAAGGTAATTTTTATAAAAAGGTTTTCCTTGTCATCCCATTTTCTTTCTTGTTCCTCTAAAAGTCTCCATTCACCACGATTCAAATATTGGTCTTGAAGAGCACAGTTTAAATACGAGAAGGTTGTTTTTAGATTTTCCATATTATCACTAAAGGTTGCCGCAGGTGCCAAATGTCCTTTATCGTAAACATTTTTAGCGTAATCTTGGTGGTCCGAGGTCTTAATGTTTTTTTCAGCGTAAAAATCCATGGAACCTCTGTTGACATTTGTCGGACGATTTGTTGATTCATAAGATAACCAAAGTGGTTGTTCTAATTTTTGGGAATAATAGACCTCATAAATTGGTTTTTTTATCAATACGTCTGTCATTGTAATGTTCGATACGAACAAAACAAAAACACCAAACATCAATGAAATATTAGTTATAGTTTTCATAGTTAGAAATTTACTTTACCTGAATATCCAGGTGTAATTATGTAGAAGTTTTGTGAACCCCCACGGGTTAGATTTCCCGTCATTATAGACAAAGAACCTGGGTATAATGAACGAACGTTTGTCGTTGAATTTGTTATTGAGATAAATTCACTTGGAGTGAAAATAGAAGACCTCGGCACAATAGGTGTGGTTATTAAACCCGATTTCAAACCAAACAAAAAATATTGGTCAGAAACATTTATTTTTCCATCATTATTCAAGTCAAAACGATAATAATTCAAACCATTAGTCCCAACCAAACCGAAAACAATGTCACTTATTCTTTTACCATCATTATTTGTAAATTGTTGGGTGGGAATTGGCGCCGTAAACTGTACCCTAAACTCAAAATTATTCACATCTAATCCTGTTGTTAAGAACTGATATCTCCCTTGTGAGTTAGTCATAACTGAACGATTCAAAACAAATTCATTTGATACTACTGAGGGACTGAAACGATACTTTTGTGGCGTTAAAATAGACCAAGCACTGGCGTTTTTACCGCCAACAGGAACGACCTTCCCCCCATCGATGTTAGTTAATCCGAGTGTTGCTCCGTTACCCCCACATAAAGGTTTTGATTGAAAGTTTACATCAATAACATTTGTGGTTTCGAATAAAACAATTTGAAAAGTGTGGAGATTAGACCTACAACCATAGTGTGGCACGTTGTTAAAGTTGAATACTAATACTCTGTTCGGAGCGGTTCCTGTGGTGTAGTAGTTCATATTACCTGTGTTGGGTAATAAATCCTCCCAATCCGCCAGAATTGCGTTTTTAGGTGCACCTCCGTTGGGTAGAAATTGAGCGGTATATCCATTGGTTTGTCCCGCAGAAAAACCTATCCAACCATTTGAACTAACGTAAAATTGAGTGTAGTTGTTTCCAAAATAATTGAATGTAAAACCTATGTTGTATGGACCTTGAACACAATCGTCACATCCCGCTAAAGACGCTCCTCCAGTAAAACTATAATTGGAGTAAGTTGGTTCATTTATTTGATAATTTGATATGGACCGTGTATAGAGTTCTACAGGAACATTGGCAACACCTGTTTGGTCAGCATCATAAACATAACCCGAGAACGTAAATTCTTGACCATGTAGAACGCCAAATAAAAAGAATGATATGACTATCAAAAATCCTTTCATCACATCTTAGAAACAGAAACCTCTAACGCCTTTTTTACCGCACTTGCGAATGTTGATTTTTCGAATGGTAGGTTCTCATCTCTGAGTTCTGCAAAACTCGCTTTTACTGACAACTTAGCAGAACCTTCTCCTGAATATTCAATCCCGTCTTTCTGAATAATCACTTTAACAATTGTATTCTTTTTTTTAATCATAAAAGGACCAATGTTGATTCCAACTGTTGGTGCCTCTATAGAAGTTATAGAAACGTGAATCGGTAAACCTTGTTCACAGATTGTAAATTTTTCCCCCATAAGTTCCTCAGTCAATTGTTTCAATCCAAAAACAAATTTCTTCGAAGACAAATCAGGATTTTCTGTTAAGTTTTCAACCTTGAAAACCGAGTAACAATTTTGTGCAAAACTCGGAACAGTTAATAAGCTAATAATTGAAATCAAAATAAAGTTTTTCATAATAATATTTTCCCTCCTGTTAATACTTGGAACTGTAAAACGCTTCCCTTAAATTCATAAGTACCAGATAAACTTATGTTGTACTTAAAGTTCTTAGATATAGTATAATCCCATGAAGAAAAAGGAACTATCAAAAGCCCTGAATCCCACCATTTACCCTCGTAAAACTTTGTGAATGGTGAATATACCCCTAAAACCAAAATGTTACCTGATATTTTCTGACTCAATTTAAATGGATGGAAACCGCCACCAACAGCTGAAAGGTTGGTAAATACTTCACCCCCCAAACCACCAACCGTAAAATTCAAACCACCCATAAATGCCGTCTTACCAATTTTTTTTGAGTCCATCATCGTTGTAGTGTTGAAAAAGTTTCTTTCAAAGTCAATCATCGATGAATTAGCAATAATAAAGGTGTTAGTCCTTTTCGTATTGTTGAATGCCCCATAAAGAGTAAGATTTGTGTTGTTTACAGTTGAAGTAAAGTTCAATAGGAGCCCTTTTGCTCGGGTATTGTTTGTATTGGATTTTGTTACTGACATTGTACCTCTGAGTTGACTACTCTTGTCTTCATTTACTCTGATTGCAACAATATCACCAGTTCCTATAACACTTCCTACGTTTGCCCTTCCTCCTGATTTACCACCCGATGATGAAACAGCATTCGAAACTGAGTTTGTCGTTCCTCCTGTGCCTCCACCTGAACTTTCATTTTGTTTTGTCGAACCATCAGGAACATTTTGTCCTTGAGATTGTCCTTGAGAAGTGTTCGAACCCGATTGGGTGTTACCACCACTATTCTGACCCGTATTTGAGCCAGAATGTGTATTTCCTTGACTTGAGGGGTTTACAGACCGCTGAGACGTTCCACTTCCCCCTTGAGGAACATTATTTGATTGGTTAGTTGTTCCTCCTTCTTGATTATTTCCTGTTCCATTTGTAGATGAAGAAGATTGGTTTGTTCCTTGGTTAGTTCCTCCGTTCTGAGACGTCGCATTATTTGATGAATTTCCTTGAGAATTATTAGTTGTTCCATTTGAATTCGTATTTTGTTGATTATTCGAAGAGTTGTTACCTCTACGAGAGTTTCCGTTTCCTGAATTGGAATTACCTACGGAATTTGCAACAGCATTTGATGCTGTCATGGTTGAACTGGCTGTAATACTTGTTAAAGTAGATATTAAATTTTGAGTTATAAACATATTCTGTGATGATTGGGTGTTGGTAAGTAACTCATCACATGGTTGGTTAGCGGCTTGGGATTGTATTTGATTAATCCAATTGTCAAAGTTACCATTCAGGAAATCAGATTGGCTAAAACTACTGATGTTTCCTAAGTAATTGACGGTTATCAATTGATTGGAATTAACATTCAGAACTTTTGTCTCCTTGGAACAAGGGTCCACATAAGAATATGTGAACCCCTGTCCAAAAAGATTTGAAGTAAAAATAAGGGATAATATTACTAAAAGTTTTTTCATTCTCCTGTGTTAGAAAGCGTTTCACCATCTTCCTCGTCAACCTTCTGAACTAACATTTTATCACGGTCCTCTGAGTTAAACCAATAGTCAACAACTTTATTTAAGTTACCAACAAAAGCACCTAATAGGATTAACAACATTTCGTTCCAATCTTGATGAATGTCAACTCCTGTAAACGTTGCTAGATTAATACCAAAAATGATGAAGAAAAATAGAAATAATACAATGACGGTGATTCTCCATCTATTTGATTGCATTTGTTGAAGCATGAAATAAAAACGATTTTTATCGTCCACCTTAACGTATTCATTACTTGAAAAGAAATTTTTTAATGACATATTAATTTACAAGTTTACCTTTTTTGATGAGTTTTTCTACAACTCTTACTGAAGCAGTTTCCAAAGCTTTTTTTGTAGAAACTCCGACAGTTGATTTATTAAATACAGGTCCTTCTAAATCTCCTAAGGTTGTTGAGGTTTTAGTAGTAGTTGCCCTACCTTGTCCTGAACCTGTTATCACTTCACCCGATTCGGCATCCACAAATCTTATCTGTAGACCTAACTGAGTGACTTGTTTGATGGTTACCCCTGAAATTTCAACAACTTCATCCTCACCAACCGAGAAATCATAAACTTCTATGTAAACAAAGTATTCTGCCAATTTGATTTTACCTTTACCATCGACTTGGTTTTCAGTAAAGCCTTTTGCGGAAGCCTTGAATTGTTGAACCATTCTTTCTTTGATTTCTAACTTATCTTCAGTGAAGATGAATCTTTGAGTCTCCTCCAAATATTCCAAAACAATGTTAGTAACACCCATCCCGACCCTCGCATCTTTTAGTTCAGGATACATTTCGTACACATCTTCACTGATTCCGATTTTCAAGATTTGAATTGGTATTTGAACGGTCCCATTGTAGGGTGGAAGAGCATCCAAAGACTTTTTCTTTTCAAAGTCAGCGGTAAATTCTTCAGTCTTGACCGAACCAATTGGTTGTCCAAAAGACTGAAGTCCAACAACTAAAAAGAATGGAAGTAATAATTTACCAAGGTGCGTCTTCACTCTCACTTTTCTTCTCCTCTTTAACAGGTTGAGCAGGAACCTCTTTGATGGTTTCCTTTACAATTGTGTTAGTCCCTCCTTTTTGTTGCTGAGTGTTCTCTTGATTTTGTTGAACATTTACAACTACAGGTGCAGGTGCCGCTTGTTGAGTAGGAGCTTCTTCAGCTCCGCCACCAAATAACATGGTAGAAAGCCAAACACCACCGCCTGTAACAACTGTAGCAATAGTTCCGATTATTGTCTTTTTTAAACCTGACAAGGTTCCGTCATTTTCTTGTTCTTCTGACATGATTTTGAAATTTAATTGGGTTTATTGTTTTTATTGGGCTAACTTGAGGTCTCAATTTGAGACCTCAAGATTTTATTTTACTTTTCCTACTTTTTCTACCAAAACTTCTTCATTTGTGTTCAACATCACCAAATAATTTCCTGACGCTAAAGTCCCCAAGTCGTAAGTTTGAGAATATACTCCGATTGGATAAGTTCCATTTAGAATTTCGAAGTATTTTTTTCCGTTGATATCATAAACTCCAAGAAGTACGTGAGTCTTTTTCAAGATTTTAAATGTAGAGGTCTGTGGTCCGGTAGTTGGATTAGGAAACACAACAAAGGTCTTATCACCCATATAATCTAACCCATCGGTTTTTAGAATTTGAAGAATACCGTCCGTTGGTGTAATTTTTAAATCTTTTGCCAAAGTGTTTCCCGCGAACTTTCTTGTAATGTATAGGGGACTTTTATTCCAATCCGTTTGGACTTCCTTCGCACTAAACTTCAAAGTAAAAAGTATTTCACCATTTTGAACTAAGTTCTGATTGTTAGAAGGGTCAAAACCTCCCCACTCAATTTCATTGTTTTGAGGGTTTACCCAAGACATCCAATACGATGATTTTAGTTCATTTTCTAATGAAATAAACTCCAATAAATCAGAGTCATATTTCATAGAAATTTGTAGCGAACCAATTGGATTGGTTGACTTTAAACTTACGGGAACTTCCACAATGTCACCTTCCATAACCCCTAAAGTTGGAAAATTAATTTCGATTGAAGGGACGTTATTGTCGTACTCGGTGGTAACGTCAATAATGTGTTGGTTTGCATTGTTTGGATTAATGATTTCGATTGGTGTCAAACGAGCTCTTTTGAATCCTGTTCCGTTAGCATCACCAGGTACCAAGACATAATAAATTACCGAGTCAGGTTGACCCGAAACTAAGTCGAAGGTGAAGTTTGTAACACCAGGAATCGATGTTTGTTGTGAAGTACTTGAGCCGTTAACCGTAGTATATTCGGATTCAGTAAAGAATTTAACTTCAGGAACGTTATTAGCCCAAGAGGTAAATCTACCTGAAACTCTAGCGTAAACTCCATAAACGTCAGATATATTAATCTTGTTATCTCCATTTACATCAGATGAATAAAAATCGAATCCTGAAAGAGTTTGCTGTCCCAAAACAAATTGATTGATTTGTTGAGCATCACTTACTGATACTACATTACCAACACTTAAAGTATCACCTTTAACATTGATTCTGACATCCCAAGCAGTGGTATCAACTTCAATGTCAGCGAAACTAAATCTACCATCGAGTCCTGCTTGTTGAGTTTGAACTGAACTCCATGAAGATGAAGATTTGAGTTTTTTCTCTAACACTACATTGATATTTTTAGCGGGTGTTCCCGTGACGTTAACAAATTTTCCACCAAACGTAAATTTGTTGGGGAGAAACGCCCCACCAAAATTTGTTAAACTCAAAGTGTAATCTGTACCATTTTGTTTTGTCGCCGTTTCGGGAAAAAGATTAGTACCAACAAATGTCATACTACTGACATTGAAGTAGGTAGTTGCTAAAGCAGGTTTGTGGTTGTATGTGATTTTGAATAACTGTCCATTAGGAATGGTAAATGATGAATTATTTCCTGTGTACGTAAGTGTTAGGGTAACATATCCACCTGAAGGGTTATCTTGATATTGTAGGTATTGTGTAAATGTCGTATTCAAAGATTCTACGGTGTCGACACCTGAAAAGGCTTGAACATCATAAAATACTCTGAACTGTACTGCGGTAATATTTTCCGCCGAACTGTTATTGAAACAAAGACTGACATCAGTTTTTCCCCTCGAGTAAGTACCTGTTTGGTAACTAGCGTCTAGAGTCAAATGAGCCCCTGTTGTTGTGGGTATCGGGCATGTTTGTGAATACCCTGTCCCACTTATTAGTCCCGCTAAAAGCAGGAAAAAAAGTTTTCTCATAGTTATGTAGATTAGTACTTATAAATACTATGAGAACCCTTCTATTCTTTTTATTCACTTTAATAAATTTTCAACTCTTGAGTCAAATCAAAATTGACCAAGTTGGTGATAATTGGCAACCCAAAGTCGAACAAGCAATTCGACTAATAAAAAAAACTGATAAACAAAAATACGATTATTTAATCAAGCACTGTAAACACATCACATTTTTCGATGGAAGATTTTCTACAATTGAAGGAACCCATACAATTGTATTAGGAAATTTTGATATGAAGAGTAACTCGATTGAAAATATCGCTTCAGCTTTGGTTCATGAAACCATGCACCTGATTATGGTTCAAAACAAAATTGTTTTAAATGAAAAAGAAGAAGAATGTATTTGTTACAGTTACGAATTGAGTTTTTTACTCAACTTACCTGACTGCCCCGAATTTTTGATTAAAAATTGTAGGAGAATGTTGAAATCTTATGAATGTAACCCCTTGTGATTTTTATTTTCCCAAGGAAAATCTTCAATTGAGTTTTCTATACCTAACCAATTAGTGAATCTTTTGAATTCACCTTTTTTTTCTATCTCAACGATTTTGAAATTGTTCGGTTTGCCTTTAAAAAACTCAACACAATCTTCTTTGTGTTTTTCATAAATCTCAACAAGTTTATTATTCAAATTATCTTTGTTTTCTAATCCCCAACTGTCAAACAAAGTAACCAAGGGATTGAGAAGATATCTGAAACTTTCATCCGTGAATGTTGTTGTCATAAAAGAACTATCTTTCAATAGATTTTTGTGATGAATAGAATCATAAAAATTCAAAACACTTTTTACCCAAGTTTGTGCATCTTTTCTCAATGTTAAAACATAAACGTCGTTAGGTCTTTGTTTATAAATTTCTTGGTAAATTTTCGGAAAAGAAAAAGGTTTGTCGTTGAATAAATTAAACTGTGGGTTGTTTAGTATGGAAAATAATTTCCCATAATCTCCATGATATACTTCGGGAGCAACAAATTGAAATTGTTGATTCTCTGAGAAAGATTGATAACCGAAACTTTCCATAGCAGACGTGAATGAGGATGTACCTGATTTATTCAAACCTACACATATGATGTTTTGACCTTTTCGACCACAACTCAAATTTTTGTCAATTATTTTTGAAAAAAGCGTTTCTTTCGTTTTTGAATTTGAAACCGAAATAAAAGAACATCCTTTATAATTCAAAACCGGTATGAACCATCTACCCTTCACATCAAAATTAAAACGTATCGTTCTAAATGGACTATTGAAACCTATTAAGTGAGTTGTAAAATAAACCGAAATTGGTTTGTCCCCTAAATAAGTTATACGATATTTGTCACCGACAATGTCAAAAGTAAAAATCTCAATCCAGTTCATCGATGTCCTCGATTACATATTTTCTCCACCAATTACCAAATTTGGTTTTACGATATTTTTGTGTGAACCATTCACCAACAAAAATAATAACCCAAAATCCAATTACAAAACCAATTACAATATTCCAAAACATATTTATATTTTTATAAAAAACTAATGAATAAAGACAAAAACGAAAGTATTATCAAACCTGAACTTTATCATTTGGTCAGGAAAGATAAAAACAAAATTCATAAAGAATTTAAATATCAGGTAAGAAAAAAACCCACTTGTCGTGAGTTTTTTAGATTACTCTTGCGGCGGTTGAGAAACAAGTTTTTGGGCTTCTGCAATTAAGTTAGCCTCACTCCCGTACTTACATGTACAAGAACCTCTCCCATTCTCTCTCAAAATTTGTTGTGCTTCTTGAAGTGTCATATTGATAAATATTGTTTGTTTTTAGTTTATTCGTGTGATGCAATATAAAACCACACAGCATCGTTGTATTCGACCGCAAGTACCATCAAACCTGAGTACTGAGGGTCTGAAATCATTTTAAAATGACAAGAAATACCATCCTCGTCCTTGCAGAACCAACCGAATGTATTTCCCTCAGTTGGTAATTGTGAAACAATTCTGTATGTTTGAGTTTTCTTACTGTAGATAATAACTTTGGTGGGATGTAATTCAATAAGAATATTACATTCCTGTCCATCAAGTATCCAAGATGAAACTGCGGAATTTTCATCGGGTCGTACACCCATTGAGACGTTTTGGGCTCTCATGTATCGTATTTTGTTTTCCTGACCAAATGTGGTGAGTGTGGAAATCAAAAAGAAAAAAGATAGTAAGAAGATTTTCATTTTGAGTTGTTTTTGATGTGTTTGTTGATAGTTGAAATGGCAAGTTCATAGATAAGAAAAAGAGCCAAGATGTTATTGGCAAGAAAAAGTGAGACACCCAAACCAAATTTGATAGAGTCTTGAACATTCATCATACCAAAAACAAAAAGGTCCCCTTTTAATGACAGAAACATAATAAGGAATACGGTTATCACCCGAAAACCGAAGTCCAAGAATGGAGGTAGTTTTATCTTCATACCTCAATCATAACAGAAAAAAACCCAGTGTCAAATTCTCCCCAAAATAAAAAACCCCCACTTTCGTGAGGGTCATTTTTTTTCTTCGTAAATATTAGTTGTAGAATCCACCACCTTGAGGGTAACCTCCCACGATGTGCCATATCGCTTCTTGAGAACCGTTAATTGTGTAAATTACCATATAATATCCATCGGCAACAGGAGAAGTAAGCTCAGGGTTCGAGAATACCTGTTGGTCAGTTGATAAACAAGCCCAACAACTTCCCGTATCATTTTGACAAATTGAACAGTCGTTAATCCCATCAGCATAAACCTGAATGTTTGGTGTCATCCCTTGTACCGATTCCAAAGTTGTGTTGTAAGCAACGGAGAAGTTAAGTGTAGCCATAATAGTGTTTTAGTAATAAATATTTTTATTTTAAGAAAACTTCGACCTAATGTAGTACGGTAACCTTAAAAGGGTAAGAAACTACTTCATTGTTGATAATAATTGATACTACACCGTAATATACACCATCAGGAACCCCTCGTCCGTCCCAATCGTTGTTGTACTGTAAACTCTGATAAACGGTTTTTCCCCATCTATTCTTGATAATAATCGGTCTAAAGTTATAGAGAAGTAGGTTATTGATTACAAAAAAATCATTGGTATTGTCATTATTTGGTGTGAAAACATTGGGTATTGTAATGAAAGGTGGTTCGGGTTGTACGCAAATCACATAATTACTTTCGCTTACATATCCGTTGTTTGTTGTTACAACCTTGATGTTGTAGTTTCCAACCTTCAAAGTGTCTGACGTCAATAGATAGGTCGTGTCAGTCAAAGATGTTGTATTCCATTTTACCCATTGATTGTTGTATTGTATGTATACATCGTAAAGTGGGTTATCCCAACCATTGTATTGATTCCACAATAAGTTAACCGAATCACACTCACCATTACTTCTTAACCAAATGGAGTGAATTGAATCTGATGGTCCGAAAATGAAACCACTATATCTAAAATCAATTTTATATGAATACGTCTGCCCATCAACATTGGTTGCCGTTAAATCATCATAATAAAAACGGTCCCATTTTGTAACCAGTTGACGGAAGACATATTGTGTTCCATCCCATTTGAAAATACCATATCCCTCGATAGCGTTCGTATCACAAGAAGCACCATCAACACTCCACTGTAAGTTTATGTGATTATCATCAACTACCGTCACATTTTCAAACTGCCATACAGGTTCAACACAATTATCAACAATGATAACCAAAGTATCAAATTCATCCATCGGGAACCCACACTTGTTGGTTAAAGTATTTCCGTCATTACCAGTCTTTGAATATAAAAAGTAACGACCATTAACCAATAAAGGTTTAAATAGGACCACTTTGATATATTCGGTTTCTTTGTTTACATCACAATCAGGAATCAAACTCTTGATAGGAATAGGTTGACCAAATGGATTGGTCATTCTAAAATCACTACCATCTAAAGCAACTGACTCACAATCAATTTTGATTTCAAAGTATAAATCAACTGCCGTGTCTCCACAATTGTAATTGACTGCAGGAAGCATAGTTACCGAGTCCAAAAATTGACCAGGGTAGTCGTAATCCAAAATAACACCTTGGGTTGCTTGAGGGGAACAGTTAGCGGATATTGATACCATCATATCCCTCGAAGATGACCCTACAGGGTACCAAACAAACCAAGTACTATCGTATCTCCACTCAGTAATCTTTACACTCATTACATCAATTTCTTGTTGAGTGGGTAAAAAATTTATAGTACCTGTTTTTGGATTAATATTGAAGAATGTTGAAGTGATTGGTTGGGTCGCAGAATATCCAGCGTCAAATGGTATATTTGTTTGAGTGGGATATAACCCTTCACGACAATTAATCATTTGATAGTGAATACTATCCCCATCATATTCCACACTTGTCTGAGCCCAATTGAATGTTTTATTGATACAGAAAGCCCTAACGGGTTCCGAGACAAAAATTGGTGAGGAGTTGTTACCCGAAGTATTATTTAAGTCAGCGTCAAAGAAGAAACCGTCATTTCCCAAAGCACCATTTGACGCAAAAATATTTGTAATATTACCGGGTCTACAACAGTCAGACCACCAAAACTTAAAGTTTGAACAGGTACCAGGTAAAATAACAAAACCTTTATAAGTATAAATCTCCAAGGTCCTCGTACTAACAGAACCTGGTGTCACACAATCAAATAACGTCGGCGCCACCAAACCTGAACCCGCTTGTTGGGTCATAGTGATGTTTTGGTTAGTAAAGCAACTAGAACTGACAGTTACGGTAGTTGTTGCTGGCATACCGATGCCTGTGATATCTCGGTAAAGTCGAAGAATTACTTTGTAGTGATGATTGATTCCTGTCGAATCACCAATATATCTATATTGAATGTCTCCACCAGCATAGTGGGAACCAAAACCCACAAAGGAGAACAAAAATAAAATCAGGGTAAGAAGTTTTTTCATAGTAACAAGGTATCTGATGGGTAACTAAAATTAATATGACATTTATCAGTATAAACACAAATGGGTACAACTCTGACTCCGACTGAGTCATTTACATATCTAAAATTAATATTCAACGTGGTCTGTTGGTCGGTACCCATTATGTGCAAATAACTATCGTCAACCACTTTGAATTGTGTGTAAACATTACTATCTGAATACAAAACATATCCAGAATTTATGTCTCTTACTATGACGTGTTCTAAAGTATCCCTTACATAAAGGTTGAAGGATTTAAACGAAGTGTCACATATGACTCCCTCTTCTTGACACCCCAAAATTAATAAAGTTAAAAGAAAATAAAATAATTGTTTCATACTCTAAAATATAAGAAAATTTAATTAGAAAAACTATTGTCCTTAGAAAAATAGTCATCTATGTTTTGAATAACCTTGATGGTTACCGGTTTCCTCATAGGTGTAGATTAGTGTTTTACCGGTTTTGGGGGTTCTCGAAAGAGACCCCCTTTTTTTATAAGAAGACTATTTTAGCCCCCGATTTGTATTTTTCAAAGTTAGGTCCCTTGGTTATTAAGAATCTTGGACCATCTTTTTTGTAATCTATGATACCCGCTGCTTTAGCGGTAGAAAAAAGAGGGGATAAATAACCCCTACTAACTATTGGTGAACTAGAACCCTTAGTGTAGAATTGACCGTCTCGGTAGTCTAACTTACCAATATCAACCAAGAAGTCTGTTTTGGTTCCAACTTTCCCACTATCCAACCATTTTAACAATTCACCAATAACACCTGACCTTCTATCAAAAGTATATCCAGCATCGGTTTTTGGTGATTTAGAAATTATCACATCCTTAGGTGTTATGACTTCAATAAATTTTTCATTCTTTACTATTTGCACATAAATTCGATTGAACAACTTCATTGCATATTCGTTGAAGAGGTTTCTTGGAATTCTATGTCCTAACTGAATACTTAAGTCAATCGGACCCCTCAGAGGTATACCCATATCTTCACTAATTACTTGAGGAAAGACATAGAAATTAGCGAAACTTGTTTTATATTCAATTTCATTTTTCATTAAATAGGTTCCGACAGGGACCTCTTGGAATTCTTTCTCGATGAAAACTTCACACTTTACAGAAGTCTCCGTTTCACTCTCAACTTTGGGAGAAGAGAAGGTGACCCCAAACTCCCATTTACCAATAACATCTTGATTTGCCAGTTCTCTCTGCGCGGTGAATGAATATTGAGAGTTAAATGCGTCAACCACTAAGGGGTCCACGGGGTATTCAGTATCAAAATCCTGTTTTATAAGGGGCATTACATCTATAGGGAGTGCAGAAATCATTCGAGCAATTTCAGTGCCATCCATTTTTTTGTCTAGTGAATCCCACCAAGTTTGTCCCGTCTCCGTTTTGTAGATAGCTACCTTATGATAAATGTTATCACTCGGTATTTTTTTAAAAATAATATAGTATAAACCCCCCGTTGAGATATAATTCAAGAAGTGTTCCATGGATTGTTTGGATGCAGTACACCACTTTGTGTTAGCTCCGTAAATACAGGAAGCTTCATAACTCAAAGGTCTCAAAACAATGATGTTTTCATCTTCATATATTCGAGTGACCTGAGTTTTTTTAATCTCCAATTCTTTTTTCTTCTCCCTTTCCGATTTGAGTTTTTTGTACTCTTTGAGAAAGTCATTCAAAGTTTCGTTTTTAATGTAATCACTAAATTCGTTATACTTGAATTTTTTCTTGTTAGAATCAAAAAATTCCAAGGCATTAATGGCTCTTGTAAGGAACTCCCTTTCTTTCATTATAAAATTAAAGGCTTCTCTTGTTGGTAAAGATTGTTTTTCAGAACTGAAATAAAATTCATTCATACCAAGATAAACCCTCATCAACCCATCCAAATATTTGTAATTGGATTGTATCATGAATGGGTCAGTAATCAAAAAATCATAGGCAGAACCATTTTCCAAATAATCGGAGACTAATTTCCTTGCCGCTTGAATTTGGCTTTCGTATTTGTTGAATACGTTTTCTTTTCTACCCTCAAGAATTAACATAAGTTAAGCAATTTTTGGTGGTTTGGGACTCGCCCCTGACTGATATCCTTTTAATACTTTGATTGTTAAGTCTCCCGTACCCCAAGGTGAATTCTTAAGTTCCATAGCAGTTTTCATAGAATCTTTTCCAGATTTCAAAGAGTTAATGATATTGTCGTACTTGCCATTTCGGAGTGTGTCTATAGTTGCCTGAATACCATCCATATCTTGTTGGTAATTTTTAACACCTTGAATACATTTACCTTCAGAGTTTTTTGATAGACAGTTATAAAAAGAGGCGCCAGGTTTGTGGTAAGTCGTGTTGAATGGATTGTTTTTTGCTTCACCACCTTCAGATTGTCTCCAAGCATATAAAAACTCCATGTTATCGGGAGTAATAGGTGCGCCAATCCCTTTGAGTATTTCATTGTAGAACTCATCATCAGTTCCAATACTCTTAACTTGTTTTTCCGGTTTTTCCTCTGAGTCATCAAACCCGAAGAAATCTGAAACAGATTTGAGTAAATCTCCAAGAGTTTGTTCTTGGAGGTTCATGAGCCTTCTGTTCTTATTAATTTCTTCTGCTAAAACTTTTTTCATTAGTCAGTTTTAGTTATAAATATCCAAAGGTCCTAAACAAAAACCTCAGGAATTTCATCCCAAGACGTTGTATACTTTCGACTTATAAAGTCTTGTTTCATTTCCCACTTTTTTTCTTTATTAATCGGAGCCTGAATGATTTGAATTGTCTGCTCAAAAAGTGATGTCTGACGTTGTGAATCTGGCATCAGGTCATTGAAGATAATTCCACATTTTTTATATTTTTTACCCACCTGATAAAGTTTTTTCAGGTGTGGGTAAACTTGACTCCAAATCTCATCCACATCTTTGGTTTGTTGGTTGAATGAAATTTGTTTACTTGAATAATGTTTTTCCCCTTTGTGGATATTCCCGTTCATGAATATGGTTGCTTTGTTTGGCTCTGCACCATTTTCAATAAGTTTTCTAACACCATTCTTAATGTAAGTGTACATGGCTTCCGCCAATTGGTCGAAAGAGTCAACATCTTGTCCAAACGAGCGAGTTGAAGCAATGTTCTTTTTAAACTTTGATTGAGTAACAACGGAGTGACAATACATTCCAAGGATTTCAGCCTTCGCCCTTAACCCATTTACGTTTAATAGTTTTCTAACATATGCGTCGGGAAGCATAACAAATTGTCCGATTGATTCCACGCCAATAGCTTTTAGTTTTTTTGCCCACTTACGACCGATACCCCACACTTCATCAACATCAATTTCATAAAGAGAATTCCTAAAGTCAGGTAAATCCCAATAACTACAGATTCCATTGAATGTGGGTTGTTGTTTTGCCATATGAGATGTGAGTTTAGCCAAGGTTTTATTTGGTCCCACACCAATAGAAACAGGAATCCCAACTCTACGTTTAACTTGGTCTTGGATAAGTTCCAAGGTGTCCATCAACTCATTGTCAGGGATGTTTGAAAAATCAACGAACGCCTCATCAATGGAATATATTTCCATTGTTGTGGAGAACTCTTTGATAACTGACATTACTCTGTCAGACATATCTCCGTAGAGATTATAATTAGATGAATAAACACAAAATCGGTGTTCATCCATAAAATCCCTTTTTTGGAAAAAGGGTTCACCCATTTTAATTCCAAGAGCCTTGGCTTCTTGAGAACGAGCAATCACACAACCATCGTTGTTAGAAAGAACAACAGTGGGTCTCCCCACCGAGACAGGATTAAAGACCCTCTCACAAGAAACGTAAAAATTATTACAGTCAATAATTCCAATTTTCCGAGTCATTGTTTTTTTTCAAGTTGTTTGAGAATTGCCCAAAGTAAAATTATAATGATGATTATTCCCATGATTAACGTTGTTTTAAAATCCAAGAAACTTTACCCCATAAGTTTTTCTGTCCATCATACTCCCTTATCTTAAAACAAAGTTTGTCAGTTAACACCACTAAGTCACCATCCAAAGGTTGAATTGCTCGGTCAACAACCAACACATCACCAGGATTTACCCCCAAGGTTTTTGGTCCTTTATATCTAAAATAAAAAGTAGAATGAATGTCCCTAACAATCAATTCATTTAGGTCTAATCTCTTGTCCACGTAACTTTCAGCGGGAGAGGCAAAACCTGTCGTCTTGGTATTGATAGTGAGGGTTTGTTCAGTAAAACTCATACCACAAATTTAATCAAAATATTTTTTTAAACCAAACTATTTTGTATTTATATTTGTAAAAATATTAATAAGGTGTCTGACCGTAATCTTATTCTCAAAAAGTCTTTGGACAAGATTGTTTCCCAATCTCTCGAACGTGACAAAAGTCTCGGCGGGGTTGAGACTATTGAGGTTACATTCCTTTTCAGAGCTCCTGTGAGAACCGCAATGTGTGATTGGGTTTATGGTCTCAAAATTTATGTGAAAGAAGGCACTGATACGCTAAACGTTGGGGAAAAAATCAAAAACCATATCACTCGTGTGATGTCACAGATTTCCAATGACACTTTTTGTTTGACAGAAATTAATTTTCTTTAGACTCACCCCACTTAAGTTTATCTAAAGTCGCTAAGGCTTGCCCAATTACTTGGTGCATGTCGTAATAGGCGTAAGTACCAAGTCTTCCTCCAAAGATGTATTTTTTGTTTTCATCCGCTAGCCATTTATACTTGTTATAAGTTATCACATTTTTTTCGTCCCTAATCGGATAGTAAGGGTCGTTCTCACCGGTGTATTCACATGAATACTCTTTGCTGATGTAGGTTGTCTTTTGATTTTGGTTGTCAAAGAACTTATGTTCTAAGACTCGAGTGTATTCCGTTTCATCATCAGTGAAGTTCATAACAGGATGTCCTTGGAAACTTTCCTTATCTAAGTGGTAGTTTTCCCATCGAAGACTTCGGTATTCAAGTTTACCGTATTTGAAATCAAAGAATCTGTCAATTGGACCGGTGTAAATTATTTTCTCACTCATAAATTCAAACTCATCCTTGTGTTGGAAAAAATCCGTTTCCAACATAACTTCAATACCATCCAATAATTTGTCAAAGATTTGGGTATAACCTCCAATTGGAATACCTTGGAATTTATCATTGAAATAGTTGTTATCCCAAGTAAATCTTACAGGTAACCTTTTGATAATTGAAGGGGGAAGTTCTGTACACTTCTTACCCCACTGTTTCTCGGTATATCCTTTTATTAATTTGTAAAAGATGTCATCACCAACCATTGAACGAGCCTGTTCTTCCAAATTGGTAATGGGTCCACGATACTTTTGTGATTCAATCTTAAGTTTAGCATCCTCAGGATTTTTTACCCCCCACAACTGATGGAATGTCCACATATTAAACGGAAGGGAATAGAGTTCTCCTTTATAATTTGCGATTGGTGAGTTTTGAAATTGTCTGAACTCAGCAAATTGATTCACCCATTCCCAAATTCGTTTATCACTTGTATGAAAAATATGAGCGCCATACTCGTGTACGTGGATTCCATCAACATCTTTAGTGTGACAGTTCCCACCAATGTGATTCCTTTTTTCAATCACCAAAACTTTTTTACCCGCCTTGGTTAATTCGTGGGCACAGGTCGCACCGAAGAAACCTGAACCTACAATTACATAATCATATTTTTTATTTGAAATCAAAAACGACACCTTTGTTACTCATTACAGGTTCATCCATTCTTTTTTTCATTCGGTCTCTCGTCTCTACCAAGTATGTTGATGAGTCATGGTAAGCTCTATTTTCAATTAAGAAACAATAACCAGGAAATGGATTTGTTCTTTCAGGTATCAACGCAATTTCGGTCAACTGAATTGCTTCTTCCAATCTGTTTTGTTCCTCCAATAGATGTATCAAATATAATAAATGTTCGTTTCTTCCTGGAGCAAAGGGTTCTGCTTGTCGGTACATTGATTCGGATTTTTCCAAATTACCCATGAATCTGTAAGCATCTCCCATTAAAATAAATGTAAGGTAACCCATTTCATCAACACGAGCAGGGATGCCAGTCTCATAATAGTTGTGATTGATTATCAACCATTGCTCAAAATAGAAAATAGCTCTTCGAGCATATTCATCGGAGTGGACTTTACCCAAAGGTAATTCTTCGGGTTTACCATAACAATCCGCATAACTTTTAGCGACATACCAAAAATGATACATGTCATCATTCAAAGTATTTCCAACAACTTTATCACTTTCAAGTTCCAAAGCGTCTTTCAAAAACTTTCTTGGAGCAAACCATGTTTGTCCATCGTTTGTGACAATGTGACGAAATCCTTCGGGTAAAGTAATTCTTTGAAATTCTTCACCTAAACTTGGTAGATGGATTGTCTCGTGTCTTCTATCGTGAGCAAAGAACCAAGGAAGTTTGGAATTCCACATCCAAGTCCTAAAGTATTTAGTATCGAATGAGTGTACAATAATATTCCATGATGATACTGTTGTATCATTGAATACTTCCCAATCGAAATCTTCATCAACTTCCAATCTTTCATCCGCGTCCATACGAAGAATCCAATCACATCCGTGGTCGGATTTCAAACAAGCCTGAAGAGCATGGTCTCGGTTGAAACCTGGATACTGCCACTCAGTCTCATAAAGAAAACCTGGGATACCCTTTTCTTGAAAATAGTCACGAATTATGTCTTGGGTTCCATCTTTGGAACCGTTATCTTGGATTACCCAGTAGTCAATGTATTTGTAACAGGAATCCAACATACGGGTGATGGTTCTTGCCTCGTTGGCGACCATCGCATTTAAACAGATTTTTGTTGTTTTGTTATTCATAGATATAGTTCATTACTTGTTCCTCATCAAAGTATTTTCTGATGGGTACTTTATGTTGAAATTTTTGTGAGTGTTGAGCCTCGTCGTCCCAATTCCAATCCCAAAAACCAAGTTCATTAATTCTTTCGTGTATTTTTTTATCGTAGTGGTCACGAATAAGTCTTGCCCTTCTATTGATGTCTGTTGCGTTGTTATCAACGGTAGAGTTTCGGTTGTTGAATTGAAGATATAAAACTTTTTTGATGTGAATAAACTTAGTTGCCAAAAATGTACGAATAATAATTTCTAAGTCATCAGCAACTGGTATTGATTTGTTATGTCCACCAATCTCGTGATAGACCTCTCGTTTCCACATTCTGAGATGATTCGGCATCGTAATATTGAATCGGATAGTAAGAGGGTTTATGTCGGGGTAGTGGTGTGCTAATCTTTCTTTTCCATCAACTTTGACCCAAGTGTGTCCAGCATAAGAAAAATCAAAAAAGTTATCCTCTCTTGCATACCAATTACCTGACCAATCATGGTCGTAATATTTAGGTTCTTCGTTGTCTTCATACATCTCACTGCAGTTTGTATAAAGAAAACCACCATCGGGATATTTTTCAATGGCTTCTTGACACGTAGATAAACATTCAGTCGTTAACATATCATCATGGTCCAATTCACCGACCCAATCACCATCACAAAGTATTGCTGCCCTGTGTTTAGCTAAACCAATATTCCCACCACTCAAAGGATAAATCCTATGAAGTTTGACTCTATAATCTTTCGAAGCAATGTCTTGGAGAATCTCCCAAGTATCGTCATCAGGTGAGTCATCAACAATAACCCATTCCCAATTGGTCAAGGTTTGATTTTTCAATCCTTGGTAAGTACGACGAATTCTTTCACCTGTTTTATAAGTCGGTGTAAAAATCGAAAATCTTGGTCGGAAGTAATCACAGTTTCTAAATACCGTTTGACAAGCAATCACATTGGCTAAAATGACATCTTCCATCAAAGTATCATAGTGGATATGGTATCGTGATAGATGAAAGTGGGGTATGTCAATTTTTCTACCAAAGGATATAATCAAGTCAGGACGATATTTGGTATAATCCTCGACTACTGAGTTATTATAGGGAAGAGAATAAACAGTAACTTCTTCGTAAAGATTTTCCTCCCAATAAACGTGGGAATGTAAAATAGACTCTCCGAGTTTGTGCCACCCATAAACAATGGCTGATGGTTTCTTTGTATTCATACAGATGAAAGTATATCCAAAAGACTTATAATGTCAATAAGGAACACTTTCTCCACAACTACCATCACACCCTTGTCCAGCACCCTCGACGTATCCAACTCTCATGTCGATATGGGTTCCACGGGTATATCTTGTTTCACGACCGCAAACCACACATTTTTCAATTTTGTCATTTAGTGTAAGTAATTCAGTTACCATTCCGTTTTCATCGATTACTAATCCAACGTGTTCATCACGATTGTTCATAACCTCATTGCGAGTATTCCAATATTTTTGTCTTACGAGTTTTCCCAACTCAAAATTATTTGAGTTTTTGATAATTTCTTCTTCAGAGACTTGTATTTTCATTTTTTTATTTTAAAGATATGATTAGCCTTTAAAGAAAAAAAGTATTTATCAAAAAAACAATAATGGACAAACAAAAAGTTTTATCACTAACAAAGGCTTTGCGGGGTGCTTTTTCTAAAATGTTAACCGAAAAAAGTCTTTTCACTTTCTCAGATATGTTGAGAATTCTTAGAAAAGTAAAAAAAGGAAAGTTTGGTAAATCTTTTTTGCAGTCCTTCAAAAAAGAAGATTTGTTTTTATCCACATTTTTGCTTTATATGGAAAATCAAAAAGGTTTCGCCCCACAAGAAACTTTGCGAATGTTGGATAGAGCTTTTTTGATTGTTTTGTTAGAAGATACCGGAAATAAATCAAGAATCTTATGTGATAATTGTGACGGAGATGGTGAAGTCCGTTGTTCATGGTGTGAAGGTGATGGTAAGGTTGATTGTTCCGAATGTACAGATGGAGAGATAGAGTGTGCCGATTGTGAAGGTACTGGTGAAATCGGTGATGAACCGTGTTCAACTTGTCAAGGTGGTGGAACATTGGAGTGTGATTGGTGCAACGGTTATGGAAGAGTAACTTGTGACGAATGTAATGGTAATGAATCAGAAGAATGTGAATTTTGTGACGGAGATGGTGAGGTTTACAAAGAAGGGAGCAATGATTTTTCATTGAGTATTTGGATAACTATGGACCAAAATTTAAAAAAATTCCAAGTTGGTAAAATAGTCGATTTGGGTGCGTTCAATGAAATAAGAGATAATTCACATTTAATTTTACACGAGGAAAATCTTCCCTTAAGAAACGAGGATTGGAGTCAAGTTTTTGGTAAATCTGAAATTATTGTGATAGGAAACACTGACAGTCCCACATTTTTTGACTCTTTAGTAGATACGGTCATGACAGACTACTCTTACGGTGTAGACCCTGATGAAATCGAAAACTTCCTATTAGATTACCTTCAACAAGGAAAAAATTATTTTGCCGAGTAAAAAAAAAAGGTCAGATTTCTCTGACCTTCTTGGGACTGACAGATTGTCAGTCGCTCCACCACCTGACAAAGTGTCAGGAATTTACTTGGTAACCAACGATTCAATTTTAGACCTGAAGTGTTCAGTGAGGTTCGTTTCACTCTCGTACTCCTTGGAAGTAGAAATGATAATCGAGTCTATCAAGTATTTGTGTGGGACATTAATTAAAAAATCTGTCCCATTAAAAAAAGAAAGGTTTTCCTTGAGTTCCAAGCATCCGTGAACCATCTTCAAGAAAATCTTGTATTGGACGGAGTCCAAAAAACTCTCATTAACCAAAACACCAAACTTTTCGTGTTCGATGCGGATGTGGTGGTAATTCAATTTCATATCCCTTTTTTGTTTTATACTTCAAAGATAAGAAACTTTTCTCAATCTACCAAATATTAAAAATAAAAAACCCCCAACCTTACGGAAGGGGGTTTGGCTAATGCTCTGAGACTACGAGCTTAGGTGGTCAGTCTTTGGTGGGATTATTGTTTCCCCACTCGGTCCACAACAGTTGCCTGTCGTAACCAACCAGTGTCGGTAATTTGAGTCTACCACTCTTTTCGTTGACACCAACTCAACTGATACTCCTATCTCTTCAACCTTGCGAGCTAACTAAGGGATGGCCGTCCCACGAGTAGTTTCCCAATCAACACCGATGGACTTGCGGTCCTATCCGTGCCTTCATTGGTCCGATGACCTGAAGGATTAGACACCTTTCAGTACCAACGCCCGAAGACTTTTGCTTGTATCATTGAATATCATTCATATTGATATGTAGCTTTGTAGAAGAATGAAAGATGTGCTTCGGGAGAAGGTCCATTCCTTTTGAGAACGAAATGCTTCACACCTCTCTGTCAACCCGCCAGTTGACGGTCAATCAGGACTACGGTGGGTTTAAACCCGTGGTAACCCCTCAGACTGGTACCCAGCTTTACAACATCCGGCGGGATGTCTCAAACCGTCACCTGTACCTTTTCCTATTGATGTCTCCATCTCAACCCCGATTCTCTACAAAATCGGGATGATGTCTCCCCCTCAGCACTTGCCGTCAGGGTTTTCACCGTAGGTACTTTGTTTAGTTGTCAGGTCATCGACCTGCGAGACTACTAAGGTCGCTAAACCTTCTCATCCCTTTTAGTCCCATCACTGGGGTTATCTGAAGACGCTAAACCGCCTTTTTAACATTTTAAAGAACGTGTCAGGTTTCCCTGACTTGTTGTGAAAGTATAATAAGGTTTTTGTTTTGGTCAAGTACCTTATCAAACTTTTGTTGCGGGAGAGGGATTTGAACCCCCGACCTCAAGGTTATGAGCCTTGCAAGCTGACCAACTGCTCTATCCCGCTATGTATTTTAAAGAACTAACTCAGAAAAAAATCCCACAACATATGAATATTCTCTCGAACACTCGTTGTGGGATTTGGGTAAGGATTCTACTCCTTCATCCGAGTGTTTCACAAAGATAATACAGAATTGTGTTCCGTCAATACCCTGAATGAAACTTTTGTTGGGGTGTGTTTCTACCAAACGGTAGAGTTCATAAATATAGTCATTTCGAACAAAAGTTCAATCTAAACCAAAAATTTTTCTAACAACTTTGTAAAGATTAGTTCCCATTTCCATTTTATCAAGTTTGTCAACTTGGAAGTATCTACACTCGGAATGTTCATGTCCGTCTTCAGCATTTTCCAAATCGGGATAAATTTTTTCATTAGGTTGCAGTGTGTAGATATACATCAACCCTTTTGTTTTACCATTCTTGACTTTTGGCATGACCGCTCTAAAAACTAAATCATCAACAGAAATTTCATTGTCAGTTTCTTCGTAAAATTCACGGGCAGCAGCTTCCTTCGGTTCTTCTCCCTTGTCGACACCTCCGCCAGGTATAGACCAAGTATTTGGATAACTTTGAGACGGAGCTCTCTTACATAATAAACATTCGTCTCCAACTTTTACTAAAACACTAGCAACGTCTCGTCTCTTTTTCATATTTATAAATAGATTATGAAAGTAAAAATAGGAAACAATATCTTCAATGTAAAAGTCAGACATGACGACAAAGGAAGAGCCGAAGGTATGATGGGTAAAAACTTTACCGACAAATATAATGGAATGTTGTTCATCATGGATGATGATACCAATTGTTTTTGGATGAAAAAATGTACGATACCCTTGGATGTTATTTTTATCGAGGGTCTTACGATTTCCAAAATCCATCACAATTGTCCGCCATGTGAATCAAAGAAAGACGAAGATTGTGAAAATTATTGTGGAAGAGGTAGATTGATTTTGGAAATAAGAGGTGGTTCCGCGGAAAAACTCAAAATCAAAAAAGGAGACGAGATTAAATTACTCCTTTGATTCCTTGCTCTGACGAATCTTATCTTTAAGAACTCTCATAAATTCTTGCCCAACCATCTTGGTGAACTTAACGTAAGGAGTATCATCAGATTCAGAATCATATCTATATTTGCCTTCAGGTGGTCTTGTTGCTCTGCCTAAGTAACTAAGTCCTGAAATATTTGTAATACATTTGTGTCCACCTGAATTGGCTTTAATCAAATCCCAAGCGTTAACCCCAATTCTGTCTAAGAGTTTTTTCTCTTCCTCTGTCAAGTCACTAAAAGGTCTGTCGAGGATTGATTTAATTTGATTCATCTTTTCAATACCGCCTTCTATACCAAGAATTTTATCACCATACATCGCTTCAAAATCCTTGTAGGTGAAACCAACACTTTCTTCTCCTACAGATTTTTCACTTACGTACTTGATTGTTGACAGTGGGACAATTCTATTCTTAAGTGGTTCCTCCCATTTTGCTAATACCTCGTTTTTGATTTCTCCTAAGTCAACCCCTTTAAGTTCTCTGTCTTTTTTAAATGGATTACAGGACGCTTGGACTAACCCCATTGGCCACATGATGACCAAGAAGTCTGCGTCAGGGTTGTTATGGAATGATGTATATCGGTCGTAAGAGCCTGTACCTTTTAGAGAACCCATTCCATATTGGAATATGATTCCATCTTCGACATTTACATTCTGATGGTTTTTCATCGAGTCAAGATACCTCTGAGTGTTTCTTTGAAGTGTCTCAGGTGTTTCTCTCGAATTATCCTCCATCCATCTACGGATATTACCTAAAATTGATAATAAAGATGGTTCAGAGTTCATAACCAAACCTTCCAAAAAACCTGGTTTGTTTTTGAATGCGAGAAGAAGTTTGTTAATGGTGAGACCAAGGAGCATCTTGTTTTGTTGAAGACCCTTGTCTTTATCTAATCTGAAAATGTAATTAATTACGTCCTTTGTGGTGAGATTGTGTTTGGCATAATCCGCCGAGTCTACTGTAGATATCAACTTGATATCGGAACTTGGGAATATTTCTTTGGGAGATATAATTTGAGATATTGTTTCAACATTGGAACGTGCTTGTCTGAAACTTTTTGACGCATCCTTTTCAGCACCAACTTGGGTGTCATGGTGGTCGGTATGAATAACAAACATTGGTTTACCGTGGGCAAAGTCCACTAAAACTGGCATCACTTCACCACTAGCTTCAGGTTTTTTTACCGCAAATTCTCTATCACCATATTGAATGATTTCAGAATCTACAACATCAAAACCATTGTCCTCGAGATATTTTTTCATAGCCAAGGCGGTGGTTACCCCATCCAAGTCTTGGTGAAAATAAATCTTAGCTTTCGGGTATCTTTTTCTGAGGTCTTTTATATCTCTGAGTCCCGACTCGAGGATAACTTTTTTCATATTATTCTAACGTAAGAAGGTACTTCAACTTGTTGATGGTTCCCATCATTTCGTCACGAATGTTCAACAAATCTGAGTCAAGGCTTGGGTCAAGTTCATTGGACATATCTAAGAAAAACTCAATAGTATTGTCCAAGAAATTTTGCATTGATAACCTATTGATATCTTGGAACATGATTGCGAATTCTGCAGGGAACTCAGGTCTACCGTATTTCCCCATCATGGTTTCAACAAACTCGTCAATGAGTCCATCCAAATCTTTCTGTACTTTGTCGTAAGCTTTGTGTTTGGAATAACTAAATGTTTGCCAGTGTAAAAACTTGAATTGGTTTTTTACTTGCACAAACTTGATTATGAACTCTTCTTTCATTATTAAACTTTTCATATAAATACCTTAAAAAACAAAAAACCCCTCCGTAGAGGGGTTCCTTTAGGACCGTTTTGTGAAACTTAGAATTTGGTCCAACCAAGGAGCCAGTTAGTGGTTCCTTGAGGGATAGCACCTACGTTACCATTCAAGGTTTCAAAACCATTTGTAACGGGTGATGTGGAAGATGTCCAAAGTGTATTGTTGTCATTCACAACTTTGGTAGTCATCTCTTCCAATGATAAAATTAATGGAGACTTTGTGATAAGGATTTTAGTTGTGTCAACGCTGTGAACAACATTTCCTGTGAATTCAGAAACACCATTTTTAAACGATTGTACTGTGATGTCACTCTCAATCTGTAAACCACCTTTCATGTATCCATAAAATACTGAGTTTTTAACTACGAAGTTTGTTCCTCTTCTGAATCTCATCGCCAAGTTGTGGTTTGTGAGAGACTGAGTTAAAACAGGACCTACGAGTGTGAAGTTAAGAAGGGTTGGTTTGGTTGTTGGGGTAAGGGTTGAACCAGCTCCGTCGTTATCGCATTCAATACCGTTACCAGCATCCGCTCCGTCAACAAACAAAGGGTCTCTTTTTGAAATTGCGTATTGGATGGTTCCTCTGTATCCGAAGTCAAAGTCGTAATCATCGTCACCTGTTCCAACCGCCACCAAGTATTTAGGTGAAACAGTTCCACCAAAGAACTCAAACGCATCATCAAACGAGTAATAACACTCAACATATTCAACCACGGTTCCACTACCGACACCCCCTAAAGTGAGTGCATTTAATTCTGAATTAGCAAACGCAGCGATTCCAGCGTATTCAATTCTCACATACTTGAAAACTCCTGAGTTATCAGCATCGTCTTCTCCACCATAATTTTTTCCGACCCCACCTTCGATGATTGGTTCAATTTGGTTGGTCTTTGCTCTACCTAAGATTACAATACCACCCCAGTCACCTGATTGTGGGAAAGCGTTTCCTGATGTAAATACGATTGGTTCATCCGCGGTTCCTTCAGCCATAATCTTTCCACCACGTTCGATAATAAGAGCCCCTTTCTCAGCGATGTCACTGTGAATGGTGGTTCCTTCTTCAATGGTAAGGGTAATTCCCTCAGGGACGAAGACATATCCTTTAAGAGTCCATAGTTTATCCTTTGTGAGGGTTTTATCCTCAGTTAAAGTACCCTGAAGAACAAGTTCGTTTGGGTCAATGATTTCATCCTCACATGATGTAAAAATTAAAAGTGAGGATAATAGAAAAGCTGTTAACTTTTTCATAGTTTGTAATTTAGTGAAATTGAGATTGTTTTCTCGTTTATTGTGTTTATTAAATTCCTGTTCGGTAACTTCTGATATAGAATCGTTCCTTGAGATAAAAAGTCAGTCAATCCGAGTTTAAACTCCATCTTTTTGGTTTTATATTGGACCGTCGCGTCTACGAGGTCCCTTCCGTTTTCATAAATGTCGGAGTATCCGTTGAATCCAACTGCTGATATTCTCTCCCCGATTCTATTGTAGAATAACGAAACAGAAATGTTTTTCTTGGTGTAGAATACACCTGTGTTAATTATGTATGGAGACTGACCTTGTAGTGGTCTTGTCATTCCATTTACTGTTACACTTGAGTTGATGTAACTTAAGTTTGTCGAAACCGTGAATTGTTCTCCGATTTTTTTTCTGAGCTCCATCTCACCACCGAACAACACAGCCTGATTTGGATTAGAATAAGTCAGAATCAAATTGCTTGGTGATGAACCATTAGCAACCACTTGTTCAATCGGGTTGTTAAAATGTTTGAAAAATACCGAGGTTGAGAAGTTTTCAGTTGGTGTGAAGAAACTCTCATATCTTAAATCTACATTTGTAATCTTTGACTTCTCAAGATTTGGATTACCAATCACTTGAGCATTTCTTACAAAATCATAGAAAGCAAAATTGCTTACCTCCCTAAACTCAGGACGAGCAACCGTCTGACTTGTTGAAAATCTAAGGTTATTAGACTCGGTTAAGTTATAGTTCAAGTTTACTGAAGGAAGGAAGTCGAAATAGTTTCTGAAGACTTGTATTTGTCTTCCGCTAAAATCAGCAGTGTTTACCAAAAAGTTTTGGTTTTCGTTTCTAAGACCTCCTGAGTAGTTAAGTCTTCCAACTTTACCGGTAAACATTACAAAACCCGCCAAGAGGTTTGACCCACCATTGTAACTATCAGTATTGTTTGTGATTTCACTCAAAGTTATTTTATCACTATACCTGAACACTCTTGCGTCAAACATTCTAAGTTTGAATTGTTCAGTGATTCCCCAACTTAATTTTTTACCCGTAATATTGTAATGAGTTCCAAGTCCATGTTCATTCATTTTAGACCAAAATCTGTAGGTGTCCCTCCATACAAAATTCATGGTGTCTTGTGAACCTAATGAACGAGCCAATGGAGTAATCCTGTAGTCAGGTTGATTACGGTTCATCCAAAAGTAATTCACTCCAAAAGTTTTGTTCAACCAAGTTTTTTCATATTGAGAAGTGTAGATGAACTTTTTATATCCAATAGAGTTTGTGTAATCAAGTTCTTGTAGGTTGTCGTAATTCTCACCAGTTCTGTGAATAAAAAGATTCTCACCCTGATAATTGAATAGATTTCTTACCGTAAACTTCTTGGAACCAAGTAGAAAAGTCGGATTGAACATAACACTTAAGTTTTGTGTGTTTGTATTTACCCTGTCATTGTAATCATAAGTTAACTCCGTCAAAGACTGGTAGTCCCTCCTATTGGAGTAGGTAATTGAGTTTGAATTCCTGTAAATTACATTAGCGACGAATCCGAATCCACCTTCTTTCAAACGAACTCTATTAATGATAGAATAATTGAAGTTGAAGTTTAGAGGATTTGTTCTGTCTTGAATCTCAAAGGTTGTCGGAATCATTGAGGTGAAATATCTCCTTTCCTCGAGTGAACTCATCCTGAATTCTTTGGTCGTTGGAAAAAGATTTGGTAGGTCACTGAACTTCACATACTGACTTGGTTGAAAAGTAGACAAAGTACCATAAGATGTGCCAACAGAAAATGATTGACCAGCGTCGACAAATTCACTCTTTGTGTTGATTTGGATTACACCGCCAGCAAAGTCATTCGGTAGGTTAGCACTTGCCGTTTTGTTTACCATCATATTTTCCACAACATTACTTGGGATGATGTCAAATGAAAAAGCCCTTCTGTCAGGTTCGGTTGATGAAAGAAGGGCTCCATTAAGAAGTACTGAATTATATCGGTCGTTAAGTCCACGGATGATTACGAATCGGTCACCCTGAATGGTAAGACCCCCAACTCTTTTGAGTGTCTCACTTAAGTTTTTATCGGGACTTTTTTTAATTATTTCTTGGGACATCCCATCCACCATTGTCACACTGGTTTTTGCCTGAAGGTTTACAGAACCTTGGGATTCTCTTTTAAATGTTGTTTTTACTGTAACTTCTTCGAGTTGACCCTCCAAACCTGTAGTATCAACTTGTGACTGAAGTCCAAGTGATAGTAATATTGTTAATAGCATGGTTTTCTAAGTTTCACCGATAACTACAAGAACCCAATGTTAAGTTTTCTAAAATGACAAAATCATAACGGAACCTTAACTTTGTATTAACAAAAACCCCCACTTTTCAGTGAGGGTTACAATTTTAAATTAATTTGATTTCGAATCTGTTTTTCATTTGCTCTAACTTTTCTTCAGGTACTCCATGTTGATTTACTCCACCATGTCGGTTTTCCACTACAACGGTAAATACCATATATCCATACTTTTCAGCTAATTTAAAATACTCTTCCATTTCCCACTCTTGAGTAAATGTATTGGATACTACAATTTCAGGATAGTATTGTGGATTCAGTTCATTATCCTTCATACGGGTTTCAACCTCATCTCTACACCACTTATGGGCTTCTCTTAATTTACTTGCATCAAATACATAATGTCCTTCCAAATCATAAAAAAACTTATCAGCTTCACATATTGCATACTCATTCCAAATAAAATTTGCAAATGTTGATTTACCACTTCCTGGTAATCCTCTTACTAACGTTAATATTTTTGGTATCATAATTTTACAATCTTTTTTCGTGATGGTCTTTTGGTAAGGTTAATTTTCGGGAAGGACGGTCCTTCATAATGTTACGGATTTCCTCAAAAGAAATCGGGTATAAATCATTTCCGTCCACTCCAACATCCATGGCTCTACCCTCGTTGATACGAAGGTTGGGTGGAAGGTGAACGTGTCCGTGAAGGTGAACAACACCGTCGTTCATTCCGTCCCATGAGGCAATGGGGTAGTGCATACACACCATAGAATATTTCAAAACCTCTTTGCCCATGGACTTGCGAATATCCAAGTGAAGGTAGTCCTGACAAGATGAAAAGATGTCTTGGATATCACCCTTGTTTCTACGGATGTGGTGGTCGTGGTTACCGAAAGTCAGGTGAATGTTCTTACAAAGAATCCGACTACGGAACTCAGCAATAGATTCAAATCCACCGAACGACCAATCACCCAAGTGAATCAAGATATCGTTCTCACCCACCATCTCGTTGATTCTATTCACCAATGTATCGTTCATATGGTTCAAGGACTTATAATCACGGGTCAGGTTGTCAACACCCGTCCAATTGGTGGTGGCACGACAAATGTTTCCGTGGTTATAATGAGTGTCTGATGTGAAAAAAAGACCCTGTCCTTTTTCTAATACGATTTTCATACAACAAAGATACGAATTGTTTTACAACTTACGAAATTCCGGCTTGATAATCTTCCAAATTATAGAAGAAATGTTTTTACCATCCAACATACCAAACAATATTGATGGGTGTTGAAACATGACCGCACACTGAGCAAATAACTTTCTATTACCCAATCTTCTGATAGAATCAAAGTGGTTTTGGTATTCCTCTTCCAAGTTGTTAAACTGAATAATCAAAGATTTCTCATAGTCATTGATTTTGGAATAAAACTCATCAGGCACATCCTTCAACAAGTCATCCATATTACCACCGTTGGATAATACCTCCCAAACCGCAGTTGTCGACAGGTTGGTCATAACTTTATGGAGACGAACATATTCTTCAAACTTGATTTTCATCCTGAAGTTGCCAGGTTGGAATCTAAGAACAAAACCTTCTTTGTTGGTTTCGTTCTTTTCTTTCAACGACTTGTATAACTCATCAGAGAAGTTGAAGTGTTGTTCGGTTTTTACCAAATTATCTTTAACACCGTTAGCATGTAGAATCATCTTTGCGGTAGTCCAGTGTAGTTCAGTGTCGTCCGTTGGTTTCCATTTCCAACTCTCATTCAAAACCACAGATAAAAAAGTTACCTTTTCCTCACCGTAGTCAACAACGATACGGTTTTCAGGGTAGATGATTTCTACCAAGTAAGCATATTCCTTAGCCCATGAACCCAAGAAATACTTAGATTTAACAATCTCAAGACCTTTTATGGCTTGTTCAGAGGTAAATGAACCACGAGTTGCCATAATCCATTCATCTTTGTAGTTGAAAAGAATACCCAAGGACCCATCCATCTTTTCTTGGATGTACACATAGTCACCTTTTGTAGGTATCATACCCTTTCCAACAACCTCCTCGTAATTAAAGAACTTATTGAAAGGGCGAACCAAAATCGTACCGGTAGTATCTTCAGTAATTAAACCTCGACATTGCAGAGTCACCTCGTCCCACAGTCCCTCATACTGAACCTTTTCAGTGTAGTTCCATATAGTCAATGGAAGGGTTGGGTGAGTTTGTTTGTACAACAACCCATCTTCATAGTACCGGTGTAAAGTCTCTAAGTTCATACGACAAAGATACAAAAAATCTACTGAATAAAAAAACCCCCACCTTTTTAGGGGTGGGGTAATAAATCTTTGAATTTTATTGGTTAGAAACCTCAAAATACATCCCACATTTTTCTATTTGATTCAACCGAAAAAATTGATTTTCAGGTTTAATAGTCCCCTTGTACAACAATGACTTGAAATACTCAGGGTTTTGAGTTAAATGAAATATATCACCATCTTCCCCAAAAATCAAAAAGTTTTCATGTTTGTTCGAACTATTAATGAAAATGTGTGTTAAGTTACTAATTTCCCACTTTTTCAAATTTAACTTCCCATCTTCAATAACCCCATCTAAGATGTTGTCAAAATATTCATCGTTGAAAAGGTTTTTAGGAAATTGTTGACAAAGCCAAGTTTCAAGAATGTCTCTTGTTTGTGTTGAGTTGAGTTTCAATCTTTCGACTTCACTATTAAAATGTTTAATAGCCTTTTGGTTCATTAACTGACCATACAGTACCGATTTGAAAACGAATGGGTTCATACCGTATTCTCCAAATTTATTCAACATAATCCTATTCAAATCAATCCCACTCACATCAGTGTAGAGTCTTGGTGTCCCCCCTTTGATATTTTTGGTTCCGTAGTTTTTATGATGAATATCATTTTTTGATGGTTTAGTAACAGTATTGTGAAGGGTCAATAATAACATAAGTTCAAATTCCCCTGTGTGAGCATTCGGTGTTCCAATTGGGGGTGTTTCCAAAATAAGTGACTCAACAATTGGTTTGTATTGGAGTTTGGTTAGATAGTCCCAAAGATTGTATCTGTATTGTTTGTCTCCGTTTAAAAACTCGTCTGAAGACCATATCTTACCTTGAGTACAATCGGAAACAAAATTTTCTAAAATGTTCAAGTCGGCTTCAGAAAAATTGAGAGCTGAAAAAATGGACCTTTGACACTTAAGTTTAGCCTTTTTGCCTTTTTGCGAAGAAAACTTCAATAAATTATACAGTGTTTTAGATAAACGGTTTAAATCGGCTCGTGTAGCTTCCATGAAGAAAATTATTAATTTTCAACAAAGGTAATACACACGAATGTTAAATCCAAATAAATCTAAAAATATTTTCATCTATATCTCGAAAGGTAACGATGAAAAAGCGGTTGGTGTAAATGAGACTTTGTTGTTGGAATACATATTAGCCTCAGATAGGATTTCTTTAAATTGATAACTATTAAGATAATCGGTCATTAGTTGTAAATCAAGATTAAGGTTATTTTTTGGGAATAAAGCAAACACACCTCCCGAAAAATACGTTTTAGGCTCACCAATCCAAAAAGGGTTTAAATCTCTTGTTTTCATTAAACCATATATTCGTGGTCTATCGGATTTCATAAGTTCTAAATTTCTCAGAGCCCCATAATGCCACCAATTTTTAACACCAAACTTTTTTATTTTTCTTTTTAAGAGAACTTCTTTTTTTGAAAGAATATATTCACGTGTTCTTTTTGGGATATTATCTACAGATGAATACTTATCCAAAAATAAATAATTCTGTAAAGTCTTGCTCGTAGTGACCATTTGTATGATACATTCATTTTCCAAAGTTGTATCATTATCTAACTTGAATACAGGCTCAGAACCTGTGACAAGACCAACTTTAACATCAAAATAATCAGATATCTTATTTGATGTTCGTTTATTTATCACAAAACTTACCGTTTTACCATAAATTGTTTTTTTATCTTTGTATGTGTTAGAATGGAAATCTTCAATTGAGTCATAATATTTTGTTTTACCATTATACCCTCTTTGATAACGAAAAATACATAAGGCTGGAACATCAGCATCGTCAAAAAGTTTTTCTTCTCCACAATCAATAAAATGAGTGAAATCACCATTTACTTTCAAATAGTCCCTTAAAAATTGCGAACTTGTGTTGTATAACCACTCTTTTGGAACAATGAATATTATTTCACCATTGTCTTCTAAGACTTCTATAGAATATTTTATAAACAAATAATAAAGATTTCCATTACCTTTTATTTTTTCAGGTAATAAATCAATGGTACTAAGTTCAACATTTTTAAGCTTAACAAATGGTGGATTCCCGATGACAGATGAGTATTTTTTATTATTTTTTATGTAATCAAAAAAATTACTCACGGTAATCTCTGATTGACAAACTTTTGTTTCAACTTTTTCGTAATCCAACTCACAAGCATAAATTTTTTTGTCATGAACTTTTTCGACCGCATTTATAATATGCCCGGAACCTGCAGATGGTTCAAAAACATCACCTCTGTTTTGGATTAGAGATACCAACACATTTAAAACTTTCTCTTTTGTTGTAAAGAACTGACCCCTTTGTTTTTTAATATCCATACCTAAATATACAACAAAATTTTATTATAACAAACTATAAATATCATCTTCATTTCATATAGTGTATTTTCAAATCAAACTAAAAACCCCCACCTTTTTAAGGGTGGGGGCGTTGGGCTGAAGGGGTAAGAATTATTTTAAAGGAGTTTTGAGGTTATTGATTCTCTCTTTAACGAATTTTGAGTCCGAGTGAATTTGTGAATTTTGACTTTCAATCCCGACATCACTTATCTTACTTTAGTAGTTTAATGGTAGAACTTTGCTAGTCCGAAATTCTCCACCCAATCAGTCACCAACTTTAGATTTCAGTGGTTCCGTTGTGGATGTCCAACTCATCTTGGATTCGTTCAATCTCTTGTTCATACCAAGAGACGAGGTTATCCATCTCAACTTTGGTGATGACGGTAGTTTTCACCACACTTGCGGATTCACCGTAACGTTGATGTGTTGAAGTCTTACCCTCAGAACAGTCAATACCACGAAGGTACTTAACCAATCCCTTGAGTTCCGACAAACGGAAAATTTTATGGTAAACGTTTTGGTTTGCCATGTGGATACGGGTCTTGAGAAGTGCCAAGTCCGAAACCACCTTCTGAAGTTTATCCATGTCTTCCTTGGGGTCGTAAGAGCGAATAGCTCCTTCTTCCACAGAGTTGTACTTTTGGATACGCGTCACCAACTCTTGAATCGACTTGGCGAGTTTGTTTTTCTCTTTGAGTGCTTGTTTTACTGTCATGTTATTTGAAAATTAAATGAATAAAGTTTGAAACGAAAAGTCCGATACCGAATGCCATAATCTGAATCGATACTCCATAAGAACCAAAAGCACCGAATCGGTTGGTGTGAATATCAATAAACATTTTCTCGCACTCTTGGATTTCTTCAGGGGATTTTGCCAACGAGATTTTCTCATCGAGTTGAACTTGGAGTTTATCTTCTTTACGTGCCATGTACGCCCTGACACCCCACGCGGCAATCAAGGTCAACCACCCAAGAAGATTTATAATATCAATTGTTGTCATAGTAAAAAGGGTTTTAAAGTGTAAAAATACAAATAAAAAACCGACCAGTCAAATTTTTTGATGACATAGTTTTCAACAATCTATTCTTCTTCTTTTTTAAAATCCAACACTTGTTGACGTTTCTGTTGAACAAAGAACCCAACCCTTTCATTGGCAACCTTGCAGTAGTTTGGACTAAGTTCAATACCAATCCAACGACGATTAAGAGTCTCGGCAGCAACCATCGAGGTACCCGAGCCAGCAAATGGGTCCAACACCAAGTCATTCTTGTAGGTCAAGATTTTGATTGCCTTAGTCGGAATATCCATTGAGAAGGTTGCCTTGGTAAGACTTCTTGTATCGGCAAAGTAATGCCACTGACCAAATACCAAATCAATAAACTCACGTTTTTGTTCCTCAGTGTAGAAAGTCTTTGGTTTCATAACACCATTCTTGTCCTCACGTTCCCCAAGTTCACCAACCCACTCAGGTTCACCCTTAACTTTCTTGATGTGGTTCTTCTTGTAAGCCAAGATGACACATTCCTTTGGATTATAGATGTACGGGGCAGATGGACTCATCCAAGACCCCCAAGCTGTGGTACGACTTCTGTGTGGAGACTCTTCTTCCAAGTCAACAACCCCGAAGAACTTGTAACCAATTTTCTTCATAATCTGCCAAATCTCAGAGACCATAAAGATACGACCTCCCTTAGCTTGACGGTTAATCTCATAAGGGATGTTCAAGGCAATCCTTCCGTCGTCTTTAAGGACTCGGTATGCTTGTTCCATCCACGAATATGTAAATTTTACATATTCCTCCCAAACCATATCATCTTCGTGGACATCATAATCGATACCAACACCATAGGGTGGTGAGGTAACAATCAAATCCACAGAACCTTCTTCCATGGTCTTCATAACTTCGATACAGTCACCATTGACGACTTTACCGATATAATCTTCATTCATTATTAATAAATTCTTTTATAAATTTCACAACGACAAAGATAAACATCAAGGGCCAAATCAGAGCCATGAGAAATCTTTCCCAGTTAGTGAGTTGATAGGGGGTATTAAAAGTCAACCAATCCATGAACCATGATACAAGAATACCCATCAATAGGTAAAATATCATTTGTTCTCAAGTAGTTGAATTTTTCTTTCCAAGTACCAAAGGGCTTTCTTTAGGTCTTGGATTTCTCTGTCTGTTTCTTTTTTACCAGCCCTAGCGATGTACTTAAAAGTATTACCGAGATGAAAATCCATCTCCAAAGCTTCGATAATTTTGATGACTTCATATGTGTTTGTTTCTCCGCCATAATGATTAGGGTGATTTACGAACTCGTAAGTAGATGTAGGTTCTGACATTTTATTTTAGTGTTAGAATTGGACAATAATAAGTTCTCCATTCAGAATGCCAATAGAAACCTCCGTTGGTTGTTTGACGCTCAGGTCCATCAATAGAAGGAATTTCCATGGTTTCATATTCAATATTACAAATCGGAGTTAGAATGTCAAACTCAGTTTTGGTCATATGAATTCCATTCTCATCACCTCTTGGGTTATTGAAGAAAGAAAAGATGCCATCGGGTTTAAGCATGTTTGGAACGTTTCGTTGGAAATCCCAAATCTCCTCAGCCCAAGTGTCGATGTAAATCCCATCAAACTTAGGGAGGTATTTCATGAACCACTGCCAGTCTCCATGTAGAATCCTGACGTTGGGTTTGAGGTGCCATCCGTCGTCCATCATTTTGGTGAAGACATCAAGATGAGGTTCGATAATCCAATGTTCATCGACACCATGAGTTTGAATAAACGAATCAATCAAACCCATCCCAAACCCAACGTTCAGAACTCTTCCCTTATTTCGGCAGACAATCTCCGCACTTTTCTCCATGATGGGTCTCTCCCACTCCATCATGATAGCGTTTCCATTCTCGTCCATAAGACGACCGTCAGATGTGTACGTGAGCCGTTGCTCAAAATAAGGTTTTCCCATTACTCTTTTCCGATGTTATCGATAGTTCTTTCTTCTTCATCATAATCATGTCCCCCAAGGTAAGCAAGAGCTTCTTTCGCTTTCTCCACGTCAACCTTAACAGTCATGTTATAGTTAATTTTATCCAAATGTAAGGCAAAGTCCAGAGCATCTGCGATAACTTTTACAATTTTGTAGGGGTCTCCATTCGACGCTGGTCTACGGTCCTCAACGTACCCTTTCCACTCTTTCGCCGTAGCTAGCGGTACACGAATGGAAGACCCCCTATCAGAAACTCCCCAACTGAACTTGTCGATTGACTGAGTCTCGTGTTTACCAGTTAGACGTAAGTAATTGTCTGAACCGTAATTCTTAATGTGTTCTTGGTGACGGGATTCGAAGGAACGGAAGATGTTTTTGAAGTAATCCTCACCACCTTCGTCTCTCATCTTATCGTTGGAGAAGTTACAGTGAAGTCCCGAACCATTCCAGTCACCTTGAACTGGTTTGGGGTGGAACTCAATCTCGTATCCTTTTTCTTCGCTGAGTTGTTGAAGGATGTAACGAGACATCCATAGGTCGTCACCAGCCTTTAGTTTTCCCTTACTGAACACTTGGTATTCCCACTGACCTAAAAGTACCTCAGCATTGGTACCAGTGATGTCAATCCCTGCTTTGATACACATCTCCATGTGTTCGTCCACAAACTCACGTCCATTGACTTGGTTGGTTCCAACTCCACAGTAATATCTACCTTGAGGAGCAGGGTAACCGTTCTTGGGAAATCCAAGTGGTCGTCCATCTTCTATGATGGTATACTCTTGTTCAAACCCAAACCATAGGTCTTCTTGCTCGTCACCCACAATTGCTCGGGTATTGGACTTATGGGGTGTTTCATCAGGGTTCATAACCTCACACATTACAAAGTAAGATGAAAGGTACCCTTTGTTCAGGAAGTTCGGATAAATACGAACGGGTTTCAAAATGCAGTCGGAAAAATGTCCGTCGGCTTGTTGGGTTGAAGAACCATCAAAGGACCATTCAGGACAATCCGAAAGAATCAATTTATTGGTGTGGTCAAGGTCAATGACCTTTACCTTACTTCTAAGGTTTGGTTCAGGTTGGTAACCATCCAACCACACATATTCAAGTTTTATTTTCGTTTTCATTTTTGTAGTAATAGTATTTTTTTACCCATTCAGATTCCCCAACAAGTCCCTCGTCGACCAACTTATCAATTAATTCTTGTGTCTCATCCAATGAGCGTTTTAGAATGTAATGGGAAATATACCCGATATAAGTAGGTCTATCAATCTTAAAAAGAAACTTTTTTAAGTCAGTGCCCTCCATTTTATAGGGGTTCTACCTGATTTTTCTTACTTTTTTTCTTCTTACCCCCCTTTTCAGTGGGGGTCTCTTGTGGAACCACTTCCCCACGGGACTCAAGTTTCCATTCTGACTTGGGTATAAACATCCAATCACCACCCGATACACGAATGTCGGCAGTTAATTCGTCTGTTCTTAAAATGGTACCGACTTTGTACCCATTGTTCGGTTTCAAGGCTTTGATACACTTCATAACTAAAGTTTGTTTTTGATAAGTTTTTTAATTTGTGTCTCATTCATCCCCCCCACAAACATATCAAAAACACGATGAGCTAAGTCATCGTAGAAAATAAAGACATCGACCTTTGCGTAAAGCTCAGACAACGTCTTCTTTTCTAAATGTTCTAAAGTCTGTTCCCGAGTTAGGATTCGTTTGTTAACACTCATGGGACAAACTTAAGAAGAAAATTTCAAACTATCAAACGATTCAATCTTTTCTTGGGGTAAAGTTTGTAAGATGTACGACAAGACCTTTCTCTTTACCATCGGAACCAAGGTCTCTTCAAAAGGAAAGTTTTGATTGGAATATACCTCGAAGACAGGTAACTTACTTTGTTGGGGGTCTCCAATCCATGAGGTGTTTTTTTGGATTATCTCAGACAAAACTTCACCCTCAGGATTACCCTCGTAGATTTTATTGAGATATATTTTTGACTCTTGGGTCTTTCCTCTCATCTTCTTGATGGAATACTCCCAAATGAAAAATTGTTTCAGGTCTTTGATTCCGAAGTATATGTATCCATATCCTTTATCAAGACCTCTTTTATTTTTCTTGAGTTTAACGGCGGTTGATTCAAAAACGATAGACCAAATGGACTTACCAATACTAAAGGCATCCATCAATTTGTTTCCCGAATACATTAATGTTTTTTCGAGTTCATCGAAATCATCCTCACTAAGACTTGGTAACCTCTTGGGGGTTAATTCTTTCAAAAGAATTTCATCGTCACAGAATTCAAACTTTTTGTCGGTGGTGAGAATTAATTTTTCTTTGAAGATGGATTGAACATTTGCCAAATGAAGGGAAAGTTCAACAAAGTCAGGATAGATTTTGAAACCCTCAAAACTTTTTTCACATTTCTGTATGTAATCCAAGAGGGTATATTTGTTGTATTCGAAATCGATGGGTTCGGTCAACATCCACTCGGGATTCAACTTAAATGGATTTTTCTTTTTTCTAGCCATTTCTTAATGGTAAAAAAATATAATTTTTAATCAACTTAATCTTAGTATGACGTAGGTCTCACCATCAAAGTACACCTCCTCTGCCTTACCATCATAAGTTGGAAGAACATCATAACCATTATTTTCGTACTCGGAGTCAATTAAAGATTCCATGTTAACAACATGGCTGTATGGCATATCATGGTCTGCAATGAATTGGAGTAAATCATCAGAATAATATTCCACTTGATTATCAATGTACTCCTCAATTGCCCACTCGAACCAATCACCTTCGGGATTCTCTTTGATTTCTTCCATTTCTAAGTTGTAATCCTCAACCAAAGAAATAAGTTTCTCTAAGTAATTGTCAATTTTTTTTTGTTGACCTTCGTCATCAATTTTTAAACCGGCTAACTTTTGAATTTCACTCTCAAATTTTGAAATTTTTTGAGTATACGAATCTACTAGTAATTGTTGTTCTTCACTTAGGTCTCTTTGATTTTCACCCAAATAACCACTAGGGTCATCATAAACCCAATCCTCGTGTACATCCCTAATCATTCTTATCAAATCTTTTTCATCCAAGTTGCTTCGAAGGGTCTCATCTGAAATATTGTTCAAGTTATCCTCATCTTTGAAATACTCCTTGAGGTATTCTTTTATCGTTGTCTCGGTTTCATCATAATCGTCAACCGCATAATTACGGTTAAGTTGAGGTACGCGAAATTGGTACATTCTATAAAAAAGATTTAAAGGTTCCAAGTCATATACACTGTCCTCTTCGGGGTCTAAATCCCCCTCTGATACTAAAAAATTAAACAGAATATTCGCAGCAATACCTTCACCATCGGTATTGTTGATATTCCAAACATCTTGTTCTTTACGTTCTTGGCTAGTCAAAACAATTAAAATATATTTGATAAATAGTTAAAGAACTCTATATTTATTATCAATAAACACCAAAATTATTTGAGCCATGGGATGTGGATGTAAAAACAAGGGAAACCAACAACAAGCAGCTGCGACAACCGTAAGTTCTGCCGAACAAAAAACATATACTAAACAAGTCAACGAGAACGTTAAGGAAGCAATTAAGAAGACTGTAGAGAAATATTACCAAAGAACCAAGTAAAATTCCTTACGTTATTGTTGAAGGGTGGAGAAATCCACCCTTTTTTTGTATTTATAAAATATGGCATCACTCAGAGATTATATTAAACAATTCAACGAAGGGGAAATCGAAATTGTCAAATTGTTTGGCGGTTCGGAAAATTTCTTGAGGGTTGTTGAAATGAAGGGTATGATGAATCTTATCGACCCAAAACAATTAGAACCAACGGAACAAAATTATTTGATATTGTATTTTTTAAACAACGATATCGAAAAATTCAATTATTGGGTTCAAGAATTTTTAGGTGATATCACAGTCGTTGACGGTGAATATTATTTGACAACAACGGAAAGTGTTGGTGAGGTTTTAGGTTCCCTTACATGTGATAATAATAGAAATTCTATGAGTGGTAAATTAGTTGAAGAAATTATCGATGGTGAGCATACTTGGGACTTTTATGGCACTACAGATGATGTTTACCGTGATGTTGTTGAGGATTTGAATGAAAAAAATACAGATGTGTTGGTAAAATCTTTATACGAAATACTCAAAGATGAAGAAATTGAAGTCGATGAAGATTTGGATGAATTAACGGACGAAGAAACCATTAAACTTACCGAAGAACAAATTCGGAATGTTGTATTAAAAGATAGAACAACTTTTTATTATGTGGTTGACAACTACGCATCCGATATCAAAGATAACTTATATTCTATTCATCGAAATGCTTATGAAACCGCCTATAGTGATGAAGTTTACGAAGATATATGGAGTGCGTTTGATGAAATTTTTGAAGGGAAACCTATCTACAAAACAATCCAACACCCACGAGCACAAAATAAAGAAGTTGAACAACTAAATTTAAAATTAGTTGATTTCAAAAGTAAAATTGAAGATTTCTTGGAGCAATACAAGGGATACAATTCAGGAACCTTAGAATATCATGGTTCTTACACAGCAATTCTAAACGAATTAGAGGATTGTGTTGCTGTCTATGGACCTGAACACGCTGGTTGGACTAAAACAAAGAAAAATATTAACGAATATTTCTTAGATTGGTGGGAATATTAGGATAATAATCCTTTTGAACGAGCCTTCTCTAAAACTCTCTCCGCTCTTTCCTCCAACTGAGAAATCTTTTGGTCTTGTTCCTTGATTGCTTCTACAGCTACGGCAACTACTTCTTTAATCTTAACCAAGTATCTGTCATCTTCAGTGTGGTGAACAACTTCAGGTACTTCCAACATCAATTCTTGGGCAATAAAACCTATTTTTTTGTTCTCAGGTTTATTTTCTTTGTCTTTCCAATAGTATTCTACCCCTCTAAGGTTGAGGATTTTTGAAAGTGCAGATTCAATTGGTTCGATATTTTCTTTAAGTCTAATGTCAGATGGACCAGTGGGTCCAGTAGGACCTGTTGGTCCTTTAGCACCTTGAGCCCCTTGTGGTCCTGTTGAACCTTGAGAACCAGTAGCACCTGTAGGTCCTGGAGGCGAAGCTCCTTGTGCTCCCTGTGCTCCTGGCGTACCTGAGCCTCCAAGACCTTGTGCTCCTTGGAATCCTTGTCCTCCTGCGGCTCCTGGACTGCCGGTACCACCTCCACCACCTTGGAATCCTTGTGCGCCAGTATCTCCTTGTGGTCCTCTTGGACCTGTAGCCCCTTGCGCCCCGTCTGTACCACCAAATCCTTGTGAACCCTGAGCACCTGTAGGTCCTTGGGCTCCTTGAGCCCCTCCGACTCCTGTACCTCCTTGAGCGCCTTGGAAACCTATAGCACCTTGAGCACCTTGAGCCCCTTGAAGTTGAGCGGGTCCGGTTGCCCCTTGAGCTCCTTGACCTCCTCCCGCTCCTTGAAAACCTTGACCTCCGGCAGCTCCCTGAGCTCCTTGTCCTCCAGTCGCTCCTGCTCCTCCCGGTCCTCCTTGTCCACCACCTGGACCTTTTCCTCCTTGAGCCCCTTGTGCTCCAGTAATTCCTTGAAAACCTTGACCTCCTTGAGCCCCTTGTCCCCCTGTGGCACCTTGAGCTCCTTGAGCACCTTGAGCACCTTGACCACCAGCAGCACCTTGAGCACCTTGTCCTCCAGTTCCACCTTGTGCTCCTTGAGAACCTTGTCCACCCTGAGCTCCTTGTCCACCTCCGGCTCCTTGAGCTCCTTGGGGACCTTGAGCTCCTTGTCCACCAGTACCTCCTTGAGCACCTTGAGAACCCGTTCCACCTTGAGCACCTTGAAATCCTTGACCACCCTGAGCCCCCTGACTACCAGTTGCCCCACCATCTCCAATAGCGCCCTGAAAACCTTGTCCTCCTTGAGCTCCTTGAGCTCCAATTCCACCTTGAGAACCTTGTCCTCCTTGAGCTCCTTGTCCGCCTTGAGCACCTTGAGCACCTTGAGCACCAACAAAACCAATATCACCTTGGAAACCTTGACCTCCTTGGGCACCTTGGGCTCCTTGACCTCCAGTGGCACCTTGAGCGCCTTGAGCACCCTGTCCTCCTTGGGAACCTTGGGAACCTGTTCCACCAGTTCCTCCTTGAGCTCCTTGAGCACCCTGTCCACCTTGAGCACCTTGACCACCTGTTCCACCAGTAGACCCTTGAGCCCCTTGAGCTCCTTGACCACCTTGGGCTCCTTGAGCACCCTCCGCCCCGAAATTTCCTGTAGCACCTTGGAACCCTTGACCTCCTTGAGCACCCTGAGCACCGGTCCCACCAGTAGCACCTTGTGCTCCTTGGGAACCTTGACCTCCTTGAGCACCTTGGCCACCTGTTCCACCAGTCGCCCCTTGTGCACCTTGAGCACCTTGTCCACCTTGAGCCCCTTGGGCACCTGTTCCACCAGTTCCTCCCTGAGCACCTTGAGCACCCTGACCACCTTGAGCCCCTTGGGCACCTGTTCCACCGGTTCCTCCCTGAGCCCCTTGAGAACCCTGCCCACCTTGAGCACCTTGGGCACCTGTACCACCTGTACCTCCTTGGGCACCTTGAGCACCTTGACCTCCTTGAGCTCCTTGAGCACCTTGACCACCGACAGCTCCTTGTGCTCCTTGGGCTCCTTGTCCTCCTTGAGCACCTTGGGCTCCTTTTGCGGCTCCGTCACTTTCTAAACCTGGACCTTGAGCCCCTTGGAATCCTTGTCCTCCTTGAGCACCTTGTGCACCTGTAGTTCCGGCACTCCCTTGGGCTCCTTGGAAACCTTGACCTCCTTGGGCTCCTTGTCCTCCTTGGGCACCTGTACCACCCTGAGCTCCTTGAGCACCTTGACCTCCTTGAGCACCTTGGGCACCTGTTCCACCCGTAGCTCCCTGAGCTCCTTGGGCTCCTTGTCCACCCTGAGCACCTTGTGCACCTGTTATACCAATCGCTCCCTGAGCGCCTTGAGCACCTTGACCTCCTTGAGCACCTTGGGCGCCTGTACCACCTGTGCCTCCTTGGGCACCTTGAGCTCCTTGTCCACCTTGAGCTCCTTGAGCTCCCTCTGCGCCAAAATTACCAGTCGCTCCTTGAAAACCTTGACCACCTTGAGCACCTTGGGCTCCCGTTGTTCCCTCACTTCCTTGGGCTCCTTGGAAACCTTGGCCTCCTTGAGCACCTTGGGCTCCTGTTGTCCCTGCGCTTCCTTGGGCTCCTTGGAAACCTTGACCTCCTTGAGCACCTTGACCTCCTTGAGCACCAGTTCCACCTTGGGCACCCTGAGCCCCTGTTCCTCCTTGCGAACCTTGCGGACCCTTTCCTCCCGTTGCTCCTTGAGCTCCTTGAGCTCCTTGTCCACCTTGAGCCCCTTGAGCTCCTATTGTTCCAGTTGCCCCTTGAGCGCCTTGAGCCCCTTGACCACCTTGAGCCCCTTGAGCTCCTATGGAACCTTTTCCTCCTTGAGCACCCTGAGCACCTTGAGCCCCTTGAGCTCCTTGGGCACCTTGGGCACCTGTTCCACCAATTGCCCCTTGGGCTCCTTGAGGTCCTGCAGCTCCTTGTGCTCCTTGTGCCCCTTGGGCTCCTTGTGCCCCGATTGCCCCTTGAGCTCCTTTTGCACCTGTGACACCCGTGGCGCCTTGAGCTCCTTGGGAACCCTGTGAACCGGTAGCACCTTGTGGACCAGGATTACCCGCCCATCCCGATGAATTTAAAATGGTACCAAAAGCATTATCAAATTGTCCTAACCACAAATCTACTTTTGCCGTGCCACCACCTATTTCAAAATTGTTGTCTGCGGTGGCAGAAATTCTAAGTAAGAGGTCATTGTTAGTTCCTCCAGTAAACTTAAGACCTCCACTTGGATTTACAAACGAAAGTACTGTTGTGGTAGTTCCCGAATCGATAAATTCGATTTCCCCTGAATTTGGTAAAACAATTATATTAGCCATTCATCAAATTTTTCAAGGGAGAAAGTTTATTGTTAATTATAATTATTCTGTGTTGGTTTTCTTTAATAGAGGCAAGACCCACCGCTGTTAAAACGTCAATATACAAGTCCTTGTATCCATATTTGTCTTGACCTATTATTTCGGGAAATATATTCTCAACTTCTTGAGCAATAAATCCTAAACTTTTATTTTTGATAAGATAATCATGGCTTTTTCCGTATTCTTTCAAATGTGGAATGTCCGATTTCCATTGGAATCGAACTCCTTTTAATCCCAATAGTTTTTTTGTAGAATCTTCTAAGGGTTGAATGTTTGTTTTGAGTCTTATATCAGATGGAGGTCCTTGGGGTCCTTGAGCACCTGTGGCACCTTGAGCTCCTTGTGAACCCGTAGCACCTTTCGCCCCTTGAGGTCCTGTTGGGCCTAATGGACCAAAGTTTCCAGGGGCACCTTGAGCACCTTGTGGTCCTGTTGCACCTGCAGTTCCTGGAGCTCCCTGAGCACCCGTGGGTCCAGTTGCAGGTCCAGTAGGTCCTTGAGGTCCTTTTGGTCCTTGAGCCCCTGTTACCCCTCCTTTAGCTCCTTGGAAACCTTGACCTCCTTGGGCTCCCTGTGCGCCAGGATTTCCTGAGGGTCCTTTAGCACCCGTAGAACCGGCACCCCCTTGAGCTCCTTGGGGTGCTAAAGTCACGTTGGCAGGTCCCGTGGCACCTCCTGGTCCAGTTGCTCCTGTTGCTCCAGCCGCTCCCGAAAGGTCACTTATAGGACCGGCAGGACCTTGAGCTCCTTGTGGTCCTCCCGAACCTGTGGCACCTTGAGTCCCTCCTTGAGCTCCTTGTCCTCCCGTCGGCCCGCCAGGACCTTGTGCACCTTGAGCACCTTGAAACAACCCTTGGCCTCCTTGTGGACCTTGTGCTCCAGTGGAACCTCCATTTCCTTGGGCACCTTGGGGTCCTCCTTGAGCACCTGTTGGACCTGTCGCTCCACCAATTCCATTGGCACCTGTGGCTCCTTGGGTTGCTGATGCCGCTCCTTGAGCACCCTGAGGACCAATGCCTCCTTGAGCACCTTTTGCCCCATTGGCTAAAAAGTTATCAGCCCCAGTCGGTCCTGTAGCCCCTTGAGCTCCCGTAGGGCCTGGTGCTCCTTGTGTTGCCGATTGTGCCCCTTGACCTCCTGTGTTTCCTGTAGGTCCCGTAGCCCCTTGTGCTCCTTGGGGTGCTCCTTGAGCACCTTGAGCTCCTTGAGGTGCTAAATCTTGATTGGCAAAACCTTGAGCTCCTTGTGGTCCTCCTGTTGCTCCTTGAGCTCCTTGAGCACCTTGACCACCAAGATTACCTTGAGCCCCTTGTGGACCTCCTTGAGCCCCTGTCACCCCTTGAGCTCCTTGACCTGCGGTAGCTCCTTGAGCCCCTTGAGGTCCACCCTGAGCTCCTGTTGCCCCTTGAGACCCTTGGGCACCTTGTCCTCCAGTCGCTCCCTGAACACTTCCTGTTGCCCCCTGAGCTCCTTGTGCACCTTGTGCTCCTTGACCACCGGTATTACCCTGTACACTTCCTGTAGCACCTTGAGCTCCTTGAGCTCCTTGTGCTCCTTGACCACCCGTAGCGCCTTGAACACTTCCTGTTGCTCCAGCAGAACCTGTACCACCTTTACCCCCTGTCGCCCCTTGAGCTCCTTGTGGTGCTCCTTGAGCTCCTGTTGAACCCTGCGTACCTGTTGCACCTGTACCACCTTTAGCACCACTATCTAAAACCGAGGCCGAAGCACCCTGAGGTCCTTGAGAACCTTGTCCTCCTGTTGCCCCTTGAGCTCCTGAGGTTGCTCCTTGAGCTCCTTGGGAACCTTGAGCTCCTTGTGCACCTTGGCCTCCTGTGTGACCTTGAACGGCACCTTGAGCACCCTGTGAACCCTGAGCTCCTTGGGCTCCTTGTCCTCCTGTATGACCTTGAACGGCACCTTGAGCACCCGTTGCTCCTTGAGCACCTTGAGCTCCTTGTCCCCCTGTCGCTCCTTGTACACCACCTTGAGCACCTGTGGCACCTTGAGCCCCTTGTGCTCCTGTTCCACCTGTTGCTCCTTGGACTCCTCCTTGGGCTCCTTGAGACCCTGTAGCCCCTTGTCCTCCCGTGGCACCTTGAGCTCCCTGAGTCGCCCCTTGTGCGCCCGTAGCACCTTGTGAACCCGTAGCACCTTGAGCTCCTTTAGCGCCATCGTTAAATAACGAAGCCTCAGCCCCCTGTGGTCCTTGGGCACCTTGTCCACCTGTAGCTCCTTGAGCACCTTGCGTCGCTCCTTGAGCCCCCTGAGAACCTTGAGCTCCTTGAGCACCTTGTCCTCCAGTATGTCCTTGGACGGCTCCTTGAGCTCCCTGGGAACCTTGAGCTCCTTGAGCACCTTGTCCCCCTGTATTACCTTGAACGGCTCCTTGAGCTCCCTGTGAACCTTGAGCCCCCTGAGCCCCTTGTCCTCCTGTATTTCCTTGAGTTGCCCCTTGTGCTCCCGCTGAACCTGTACCACCTTTACCTCCTGTTGCCCCTTGAGCCCCTTGTGGGGAACCTTGAGCACCTACAGAACCTTGAGGACCTGTTCCTCCGGTCGCACCTTGAGCCCCTTGTGGGGAACCTTGTGCCCCTGTGGCACCTTGTGAACCAATAGCTCCTTGAGCTCCTTTAGCGCCATCGTTAAATAACGAAGCCTCAGCCCCCTGTGGTCCTTGGGCACCTTGTCCTCCTGTGGCACCTTGGGAACCTTGTGTTGCCCCTTGAGCTCCCTGAGAACCTTGAGCTCCTTGAGCACCTTGTCCACCTGTATTTCCTTGAACAGCTCCTTGAGCTCCCTGTGAACCTTGAGCCCCTTGAGCTCCTTGTCCTCCTGTATTTCCTTGAACGGCTCCTTGGGCTCCTTGAGAACCCTGAGCTCCTTGAGCCCCTTGAGCACCTTGAGCACCCTGAGCGTCACTGAGGGCACCTTGAGCTCCTGTATCACCTTGTGCACCTTGGGCACCTTTTCCTCCTGAGGTAGCACCTTGAGCACCTTGAGAGCCAATTCTTCCTCCTGTACCAGCAGCTCCTTGAGCACCTTGAGAACCCACAGCTCCTTGTGAACCTTGGCTTCCGACAGCACCTGTGCCACCTTGAGCTCCTTGAGCACCTTGTGAACCGATAAAACCGG